TGTTTGCTTTTCTTCTTTCAATAGCTCGGCATCTAAGTCCGAATATTGGTCTAGCATGTCCTCCAACAGTTCTACATCGAGGAAGTTAATATCTAACTCTGTAAATTCGAGATAATCTCTTTCTAGTTCTTCTTCTGTGAGTAATTGCTCATCAAGAAAGTCTATGTCAAGAGGATTGAGATTCTTACTAGCATTGACATCAGTGTAAAACTCATCTAATGTCATACGTTCTTTGGGTGGGTTTATGATAAGTATATTATCAAGCATGTCTAGCGTTAGGTCTAGAATAGCTGGATTGCTAGGAGGCATCTCCATGACAGATGTGGTTGTAGATTGAAAGGGCTTGTTCAATATAACCTCACCTGCCATGGTTGAGACAATGATTTCTCCAGATGATATACCATTAACATCAGGAAGGAGTATGACGAGAGTGCGTCCAAACTCATCAACAGTAACAGTAAAGTCAGTTCCCCGTATGCCGATTGCGGCAGTTGGAGTTCTCAACCTAATGTTTTCCTTCTCGATAGTTCCTAACTTACCTGTGATAAAACGCGCTGTTCCTTGGGCAAAAGTCATCGCGAGGTCAGACTTTTTCGGATCATCATCGAATACCACATTGTCTATAACGATACGTGTGTGTTCAGTCATGCGCAATTTGCTTTCATCAACAAACCGCACTTGCATACGACCTTCGCCAGTGCGGAGATCGTCTTTGGAAATTACGTCAGAACCTTTAGCGGGTTCTAACTCTTTCTCCTCCCGAACTATTTGTCGCCAGCCGACAGCCCTATCGACTAGCCCAACATCCTTACTGGCAGCCTGTTGCTGTGCCAGAATCAGATTGACTAATACAAATGTCAGAAGATGTAGTCGATGTGCCTGAACCTGTAACTTCAATGCTCAAAGTATCCTTCTGTAATGTTGATTGTTGGTCGATCGTGAGGTCGTTATAATTACCAGCACCTAAGATCGTATGTTCGTGACCGTCATAGCCATCGAGGTCGATGGTAAGACTGTTGTTGTCACCAGTCCAATCAATATCACTTGTTGCACTACCAACATCGATTTCAACATCAGCTGAGTTGAAGTCACCGTCGACAGCCCAATCAAGGTCTAAGTATCCAGCTGCGTCGTTAGTTCCGACATCAAGGTCAGCTGTGTTGTTTCCACCTGTGATACTGATAACATAATCGCCATTACTAGCACCAAAAGTGTTAGTTGGATCGACACTAAGATTCAGTGTGTTTGTGTTTCCATCGATGTCAAGGTCAAAGTTAATATCGTCACCGACAATATTACCCAGAACTTTGTTTGTGTCACCGACTGCATCGATACTAAGATTGATGTTGTCCCCATCAATCAGCATCTTTGTGTCGTCAGTGTCATTTGCACCAATTTTGTTTCCGTCACCGTCTTGAGTAACGTCGATATCTACACCAGAACCTACTTGGTCAATATAGATCGCATTATCAGCCCATACAGGCGATGTCCCTGCGTTTACGAGGAACAGCATTACAAAGATTCGTTTATGTAACGTGTTCATTAGTTTACTCCGTTGTATGTCCAGAAGCCTAGAGCATTGCCCCGCTCAATCACTTCTAAGACGCCAGTTTCAATTGCTCTTTGCGTGGCAATCGATACGCTTTCATTACGAGCAACGCCTGACTCTATTTCGACGAGTTCAGTTCCTTGCTCGATAAACTTAAATACATCCCCACCGTATGCCGTGGATAGTATAGTTTTGCTTGCTATCACTTCAAGCAACACTTCGCCAGTCGCTACACTCACAAGACGAATGTTTATCGTCACTGTGTCTCGACTGAATTCCCTACTAGATCCGATACCGAGATATCTTGCTCCAGCACCACCAGAATCAATGGCATGGTCGTAACCAACTATACCACCTGTGATAATCATACCTGCAAAGGTAAGAGCAGGAAGTTTCTTCGCACCCTCACCTTTATAACTCTGTCGCGTCTGTCTAATCAACTGACGCTCTTTGGTCAGATCGTCCAACACTTGGCGATCGATGACTCTAAAAAACTTTCCTTCAGCTGCACGTGTCAATGCCCTTATCAGATATACATCTGGAGCCTGTGTAACTGCAGTGCTAAATGACGTTCCGCCACTAGCGTTTTGTTTCTTCTGTCCCGTCTGATCAGTGAATCTATACACTGCTACAGATGGCTGTCTTATTGGGGGATGTATGTCTTTCAGCTGTTGTTCAAGTAATGTTAGTTGAACCGTTGCTTTCTCGACAACAGGTATCTCCCAGTCCTTCCCACTCCAGGAAGTGCAACTAGATACCAAAGTCCCCAATAGGAACAGTAATGACAGTGACTTTACCCGTTTCATCGGTGATTGTCAACTCCACTTCTTCGTCATCTTTGACATATACTATGCCTGTGCCTTCAATATCAAAAGATCCCTCGTTCTGAGGATTCTCTCCGAACATATTCTCAACTAACTGCCTAGATAAAGTAGAATAGATTCTGCTTTCAACATTCCGTATAAATTTTGCGAGCGTTGTATTTTTAGCGTCTCTTTCAGCTTGTTTTGCTAGGTCTTCGATTTCTTGTTTCAATGCTTCTTTGCGAGATGTTTCTTGATTTTCAATTGTTAGGTAGTGTGAAGATTGGTTCACACCATTAAATGATGGTGAGTTAAATCCAAACTCCTTTGGTGCACTCATAGCATCTGTTGCCCAGAATACTATAACACCAACTGCTACACCAGCGATAAACGCCTTCCACAAATCTACGCCTGACCAGATATTTGGTCCAACTGATTTACGAAGCATGTCTTTACTCTTCTGTTTCATCTTCCTGCCTCTTAACTTCAATCGCCGTATCTAATTTTTGTTGTAGTCGGATAATGTCGTTATCCAACATACGAATACGGTCTATCAATCCTATGAGAGTTGTGTGCGCTGCTCCGAGACTTGTTTCGATCTTCTCTGTGATGGTTTTCCATACAAAGTAAATCATATACAACATGCCTACAGCTGCCACGATTGGGAAGCCAAAGTCTTTGATGGCTGTTACTACATCCATCAATCTCTCCTTGCGTCAGTTTTACCGTCGGCTCGGGATATTCTATTGAGGTCAGGTCGGATCCCTAACACAACACACATGGTCGTATCGAGACGAATCAGGTCGTGATTCATAGTCTTGACACGATTATCCAGTGCACCCACGATTCCGTGAATACCCTTCACTTGGTCAACCACACCAGCCATGATATATTTGAGGGTAAGGAACATGAAGAAGCCGCCAATGAGTGCGGCTGCGATAGGAAACCCCAACTCACCGATGAGGTTCATTACTTCAGTCATTTTCTCTCTCTTTGCACCACATTTATCTTGACATTTCAAGCATAATATAGTAGAACTATTTATAAGGAGGACTAATTATGACACATACTATTCAACGCTCTGTGCCTGTTTACAAGCATAAGCAGAAGAAAAAACCAGGACATGCAAAGGCGAAGGCAGAACATGAGAAATTTTTGGCGAAAATGGGTTTATCTGATGTTGGTTCTCGCGTTGCTAAACGCGGTTCTGTGGTGGAACTACCTAGCCGCATGGAACGACGAGGAGTTCAGACCTCCGATACCATACCCGCATCAGCTGGAAAAAAAGATTCTAACGTATATACAGGGGATCTGATTAAGGGTATTGCTACTATGCATAAATCTAATGCAGTGCCTGTGATAAATAAAGAGCAGGCAACCGATATTAGTAATATGAGAAGATAGTGGAAATCAAAGCCGAGACCCTTGCAGACTGGATGAAGTTCATTCGGTTTCACCCCGACCTTGCTGAAAGATTTATGGACTGTTTCTGGGAGAGTCAACTCACCAGTAAGAGTCACTTGTTATATGCGCTCGAGGATTTTACCGATCTGGGTAATGTTTATATTTTCGGTGGATGGTATGGTATCCTCGGAAAGTTATTAGAAGATTCATACAACTTACAAACACAAGTTATCGTCTCTATCGATAAAGATCCAGTATGTGATTGGGTGATACGCAATCTATACAGCCAGCCGAGTAAGGTTGTTGGGTTCACGCATGACATGCAACACTTCCAGTATTCAGAAGAACACCCTCCACATACTGTGATTAACACCAGCACTGAGCATGTAACTCAAGAGGTATATGAGACTTGGTGGAAAAATATACCAGCAGGAACTTTGTATGCATTGCAAGGTAATAATTTCTGGGATGACCCAGAACATATTAGGTGTGCGCATGATATTGAAGAATTTAAAAAGATTAATTTGTGTGAGAATGTCCAGACCGAGTTTTCATTCCCATGCGGTGGTCCAAATAATTCCGAGTTCCAGAGGTTTATGGTTGTTGGTGTAAAATGATTACATTGATCACAACTTATTTTGAAGACCCTCATCGTTTAGAACATTATCTTGAAAATGCATTCAATGAAGATGTATTCGATGAGTTTATTATCGTTGATGATGGTTCTCCGAATACACCAGCATATGACATTGTAAAAAAATACATTAATAAAAACGTATCACTTTTTAGGGTAAAAGATGATATTGGATTCAACTCACACGGTGCTAGAAACTTAGCAATGAAGCATGTTAATACTGAGTGGGCATATATGGTAGATATAGATAGAGGGGATATCTTTGATTACTCTAAAATATTGCAAAGATACTGCCTGACAGCAAAAGATGATGAATATTTCATTTCTCATTTAGAACATAAAGGTGAAGTGACACATAACGATTATTGCGTCAGAACAAAAAGTTGGTGGACTAGCGGTGGGTATGATGAAGAGTTCACTAATTACCATTTTGGCGATAGGATGTTTATAGATCGTTTAAATTTATTTTTGAAACCCACAATTATCCCTTATTGTATTAAATCAACCAGAGAAGCCAGAAAATTTGAGTATTATGATGGCTCTAAAACTGTATATCCCGATGATGATACTGTCATTCATCCTCATGTAGATAAGAAAAAATTGAAAGAGATAATTGACAAGGTTGGCATGCGTAATGATAATCCTAATCTATGGCGAAGAGATAATATAATTCAGTTTGAATGGGAACAGTTATTATGAGTGATCTAGATAGGGCATTAATGCTTCGTGATGCGATGAATGATGTTTTTAGTGAAACTTTTTGTTTTGCTAAGTGGTATCACACAACTATCTACTTGCACACAGGTATGACACATTCTTGTTATCATCCTGCACCACACAAGATACCTCTAGAGGGTCTTGATAAAAACCCCAGCCAGCTTCATAATACACCGCATAAAAAACAAGAACGAAAACAGATGTTGACTGGTGAGCGTTGTGTCGGTTGCCAGTATTGTTGGAATGTTGAAGATATGGGAGAGGATTATATTTCCGACCGTGTTATAAGGTCAGCATCTCTTTGGAAAGAAGGACGCAAAAAAGAAATACAGGATAATCCTTGGGACTTCGATGTAAACCCTGATTATATTGAATTGGCATTTAGTAATGAATGCAATTTTAAATGTGGGTATTGTCACCCCATATCAAGTTCTTCATACACGCAAGAGATTAAGAAGTTTGGTCCATATGATATGGTTGAGAACCACAGACTTGATATTGATTGGTTCAAGCCATTTGACGAGGGTGATAATCCATATATTAAAGCATGGTGGGAGTGGTGGCCAGAGGTTTCAAAAACTTTGAGAATTCTACGGCTGACAGGCGGCGAACCGTTGATGCATAAATCTACTTGGCGTTTGTTTGAGGAGTTACATAGAAATCCATTACCACACCTTGAGTTAAATGTAAACAGCAATATGGGTGTGAAAACTGCATTTGTTGAAAACCTAGCTGCAAATGTAAATCTAATCAGAGAGAAAAATGCTGTCAAACAGTTTGCTCTTTATACAAGTATTGATTGTTGGAATGAACGAGCAGAATATATTAGAACAGGTCTGGACTTAGAGTTGTGGGAAAAGAATATCGATATCTTCGCAACACAAGCTAAGACTCCAATCAATCTTATGATTACCTTCAATGCTCTTACTGTATCTACTTTTAAGTCTCTTCTTGAAAAGATTTTAGAATGGCGTAAGAAGTATGATGGTGTTATCATTCCCACAAGCGACTCACAAAGAACTATTCGCTTCGATACACCATATCTAAAAGAACCCTTGCATTATGATATGAATATCTTGCCGAAAGACGAGTTCATGCCATATATGACCGAGTGTCTCGAATATATAGAGTCTAATGTCGATGACAATGACCCAACTATGTTTCAAACAGTTGAGTATGAGAAGTTTCGTCGTGTCCATGATTATATGAAGACAAGCGACTATGGTGAAGAAAAAATTAACGAAGGTCGTAAAGACTTTTACAATTGGTTTAATGAGTATGATAAGAGAAGAAATACAAACTTCTTAGAGACGTTTCCCGAATATGAAGATTTTTATAACAGGTGTCGCAGGATTTCTGGGCAGTCATCTAGCTGATAGATTTTTAGCGGATGGACATACAGTAGTTGGTGTTGATAACCTCATTGGTGGTTTTGTCCGCAATGTCCACGATGATGTGAAATTTACTAAAGCAGATTGTCGCGATCAGAATCTTATGAAGTTTCTGATTGATGACTCAGATGTAGTTGTCCATGCAGCTGCTACAGCACACGAAGGGCTGTCAGTATTCAGCCCATCTTTCATCACCAAGAATATCTATGAAGCGAGTGTCTCGATGATAAGCGCATCGATCGCTGCTGGTGTTAGGAGGTTCGTGTTTTGCTCAAGTATGGCACGTTATGGTAATCAAGGGTTGCCTCGCGATAGTGGTGTTCATATTGAGTTTAGAGAACACATGAAACCACAACCCGAAGATCCATATGGCATTGCTAAAGTTGCAGTCGAACAAACTCTCAAGATGCTGGCGGATTTGCATGGCATGGAATGGAATATTGCTGTTCCTCATAATATTGTCGGTGAGCGTCAACGCTACGATGACCCATATAGAAATGTTTTGAGTATTATGGCTAACCGCAACCTACAAGATAAACCATCTATCATTTATGGTGATGGTGAGCAGATGCGTTGTTTCTCATATGTAGGTGATTGCGTTGATTGTTTAGAAAAGATGGTAACTGATCATACGATAAGAAGTGAAATCATTAATATTGGACCAGATGAAAACCCTATCACTATAAACGAAGCAGCTAAATTGGTAGCGAAAGCAGCTGGTGCTAACTCTCCGCCGATATATTATCCTGATAGACCACAAGAGGTAAAGATCGCTACATGTAGCAGTGATAAAGCAAGAAAACTATTGGGGTATGAGACAAAGACCACCACAGAGGAAGCCATACAAAAGACTGTAGATTACATCAAACAGAATGGACCAAGACCCTTCGATTATAACTACAATTTAGAAATAGTAAATGATTTGACACCTGTCACTTGGAAAGATAGGTTGATGTAATGAATTTTATGTTTGAAGATTTTTCCACTATGGAAAATTTTATTGGAAGCGACACGTATGTTAATTCTTGCCAGAGTAGATTTCAAATATGCCCAATGATTAATACAATGTTGAGACAACAACAAGTATCAGATATAATTACACATACAAATAGCAATTATCTGATTCCTGTTGGGGTGAATGGATCTATACAACAGTGGGCGAAAGGTGATTGCACGCATCGGGCAGGGTCGCGCTTCCCGAAACGCAGTGGGGCAGACTCTCTGTTTAATTACCTGAGTGATAAGTATCTCGTAGATATGAGAGAGGGTCGCGCAATACTCTTAATTGATTTCTCTCTTGAAGGTTATCATGAAGACTGGTTGTTTGAATGGTTTCACGATCAATTTAAACTTTTTAATATACCTGCTGCTTCAGTTGTTTATACAGTTGGTAATACGTTGATTGCTGAACAATATGAAGAATACTCTAAATCCCTGCCAGAAAAAATGAAATGTATTCCATATACAGGATTTGAAGAATTTATATACACAGTTTCGGCAAAGCAAGAGCAAATAACAGTAGATAAACATATAGAGTATAAAGAGAATAATGAAACTTGGGCGTTTAACTGCCCTCAAAAAAGAGCAAGACCGCACAGAAAACAATTTTTTAAATTACTCAAACAATATAATCTAGTTAACAGAAACTTATGTAGTTTTCCCGATGAAGGAAATTTTATCTTAGGTGAAGAGCACGAAAAAGAAACAGGGTTTTACATTAATAGAATACATCCTGATTACTGCCTAAAGACCTTTGTAACGGTTGTGAGCGAACCTCAATTTTATGAGGCAGAATTATCTGTCTTTAACAGTGAAAAGGTGTTTAAGCCAATCGCTTGTTCTCACCCATTCATAGTATTGGGTGGCAAGGGATCTTTACAAAAAATGAGAGATAGAGGTTATAAAACCTTTTCAGATTACTTTGACGAATCTTATGACGAACTACCAGATACTATGAGAATGGAAGCGATTATTGATGTTTTATATGAAATTGAATCTATAAAAGATAAGGTTGAATGGTTTGAATCAATGAGACCCATTTTAGAACATAATAAAAAGCAACTAAAGATAAATTCTACAAAGCCTGATGTTGCCGTTGTAGAATTGGAAAAATATTATAAGGAGTATTTTGGTGAGTAAATTATTCATCGGAATTGGTGATAGCTTCACACAGGGTCAAGGATCTGTCTCTGATCAGACATATGAAGAGTATGGTCGCGAAGTATATAATTCTACACATAGATTACCCATCGATAAGTTTGAAAGAGAAAACAGTTGGGTGAGTGTAATCTGTCGAGATTACTTGGATGATTTCACTCCTTTAAACTTGGGTGAAAAGGGAAGAGGTAATAGGGCTTCTGTGAAGGAATTGTATCTCAATGACATAGATCCAGACATAGAGAAGATCGTGGTTTTTGCTCTCAGTGGTATGGAAAGATTTGATTTCCCACAGAGAGATAAAAACTTTCAACAACATCATTTTTATGCGATGTTCCCTAATCCATGGGACAAAAATGCAACACATGCGTCACTTTGGAAGGCATATGCTGATCACGTCTATAGTGAGCAATTTTGTGTTATTGAGACAATGCTGAATATCTTAGAAGCGCAGACTTGGTGTAAAGCAAATAATGCTAAGTTGGTAATCGTATCTGCATTTGATATGCGTATCACAAAAGAATATTTCATCGATAATCTTCCTGGATTAAAAAAAGAGCTTGTTAATCAAATACATTGGGATAAGTTTTTCTATCCACAAGGTTATAGAACTCTGATGCACATGCTTATTGACAAACAAGAAAATGATTCTAAATATGCCTTTGACCTAGCACATGGCGGGTATTTTGATCGATATAGTAAACTGGAAAGGTCTGATGGATATATCACCCCGTGTGCACATCCAAGCGAGATCGGACATAAATTAATTGCTGAAGTTCTGTATCAACATTTAGAAGAGAAATCCTATGCATGAAGTTATTAGACCTAAAGACTTAAATTTTTTAGATGAAAATGATTTACTGCCAGGAACATTTCCTACATATAACAATCCTGATGACCCTGAAAAAATTGATGTTAGATTCGCTGGAACTGACAATCCAACCAGTTATGAAAAGAATATGAGGGATCCTGCATTTCGTAAAAAGTGGGAATCCCAACCAATTACATATCGTGTTAATAGTAATGGATATCGTTGTGAAGAGTTTAGTAAGATTGACTGGGAAAATTCAGTTGCGATAATTGGCGACTCTTGTGTTTATGGCATGGGTGTTCCCAGAACTCATGTTGTAAGTTATCTTTTAGAACGAATGATTGGCAGAACAGTAATTAATCTAGGTGTTGGTGGCTGCAGTAATATGTTTATAATGTATAATAATATGAAACTATTGCAAAAATATAGACCATGGGCTGTGATTAATATTTGGACTGCACCTGAAAGAATGACATTATTTCAAAAACCTAAAGCTGGTTTCACAGGTGTCAGACATATAGGTTCTTGGGATGAACATAATGTAAGTTATCAGAAATTCTGGCTACATAGTGAAGGCAATTATTTAGGACACACCAAGATGTGTCAGGATGTTTGCGCACAACTAAATAGAGATAATAGGTATTTAAGTTATACACCGAGGCAGTTCAGTTTAAATAAAGATAGTGAATTTCCATTTTTTGGTGGAGCAGCGAGGGATAAATTACATCCCGATAAGTTTACTTATAAAATGCAAGCGCGTTACATAAAAGAGGATTTTATCAGAAATGGTTGGTTTGTTGAAGAAGATAATTAATAAGTGGAAAACTAAAAGAGAATTGAAAAAACGTATTAAAGAACTAAGAAAAAGAGATCCGTTCATTTATGATTAGTTGGGGTGTTGCAGCAGGAACTCATGATGGTTCATTAGCTGTTATTGATGATGATAAAATTCTTTTTGCAAGTCACACGGAAAGATATAGTCGTGTGAAAAATGACGCACACCTAAACAAAGAAATACTCGATGCAGCTCTTAAATACGGAGAACCATCTGAAATTTTCTGGTATGAAAAACCAGTGTTGAAAGCCTTGCGCAAATTATATGCAGGTCAATCTAACTTGTGGATGAATCCACGAGAATATCTCAAATCTTATGGGATAAATCAAAGGAATATAAAATATGTCAAACATCATGACTCTCATGCAGCGGCTGGGTTCGCAACTTCTAAATTTAACTCTGCTGCCGTTCTTGTTATTGATGCTATTGGTGAGTTCACCACTACTTCTATATCATTATATAAAAGTGAAACAGGCAGTCGCCACAGCAGTCAATGCCTTTTTAAACGATCCTACCCATGGTCGTTAGGTCTATTCTACTCAGCTATTACTGATAGAGCAGGGCTAAAACCCAACGAAGAAGAATATATCCTTATGGGTATGTCAGCATATGGTCGCACTAATTGGGTCAACGAAATGCGTCATATGATAAGAACAGGATTTAACTTTCATAAAGGTTGTAGAAGTTTTTTCCCAGATGCAGATTCATTCGATCTTGCGAAGTCTGCTCAAATAGTATATGAAGAAGAATTTATAAAGTTAGTTAAGAAAGCTAAAGAACTAACTGGTGAAGATAACCTTGTTGTTATGGGAGGCTGTGCACTTAATTGTCTTGCTAATACATTGGCATTCGAACATTTTGATAATGTTTGGATAATGCCTAATCCTGGGGATGCTGGTAGCTCTATCGGAGCTTATGCGGCAGGAACAGGTAGGATGCTAGACTGGAAGACACCATATCTTGGAGAGGACATCGGGAATGGTAAATACCCAGTAAAGCAAGCTCTGGGAGAGCTATTGCAAAATAAAATTGTGGGAGTGGCGAGCGGACGAGCCGAGTTTGGTCCAAGAGCATTGGGCAATCGTAGTCTGCTCGCCGATCCAACAGGTCAAGAAATGAAAGACGTTGTCAATAAAATTAAGAAGCGTCAAGAGTTTCGTCCCTTTGCTCCTGTTATCTTACAATCAGACGTTCATAAATATTTTAATGTTAAGCGTGGATTTTCTAGTCCATACATGCAATATATTGTCACAGCAAAAGATCCTGATCAGTATCCAGCAATTGTGCATGCAGATGGGACGAGCCGAGTTCAGACTGTGACAAAAGAACAACATCCAGGATTATGGCGACTGTTGCAACAGTATAAGAAGCATACAGGAACACCGATGTTACTGAATACATCCCTTAATATTAAGGGAGAACCAATGGTAAACACGAGGTTAGATGCTAATAATTTTGAAAAAACTTACTCGGTAAAAGTTGTTTCTTAATAAATAAAAATATGACGGCGAAGGTTATTAACTTTCCGAAGCGGTTTCAGAAGACTACACAACTGGGATTAGCAATTCGGCTTTATACTGAGGAAGAAGTGCATCTAGTATTACACTGCCTCAATTCCTTCGGCGCACACTCACAAAAATACATACAGTCAGACTTGAGGTCGATAGACCCTGAGTATGCAATACAATGCATCAAGACAGCATTAGATAGTTATTTGCTTTCGTCAGACGCGAAGGCACTTATCAGCTACATTATGGGAAATGTCGTGAAGGTGATGCCTGCAAAAGGAGGCTCTGCATAATATATCTTTAACCCCTAAATTATAAGGTCTATAAATGTCCAGAAGAAAAACAAATCTTCAATTAATACAGGATGATACAACCTCTAGCAAAAAAGGAAACAATAGACTAATACCTCGGCTCAATGACCTCGATGTTTTTGACCCCCTAACACCTACCCAAAAATCGTTCTTTGATACTTATGAGAACGCCCAAGCGATGCTTTTACATGGTTCAGCAGGAACTGGTAAAACTTTCATCGCTCTCTATAAAGCACTTGAACAAGTGCTAGAAAAATCAAACACCTTCGATAAAGTTGTAATCTGTCGTTCTGCAGTGGCATCAAGAGATATTGGTCACCTGCCTGGAAATGAAGTAGAGAAAACTGAAGTGTTTATGCGCCCATACATTGATATGTGCCAAGAATTTTTCCCCGACAAACAGCAAGCATTTGAACGCCTACAGGAAGCAAAGAAGGTTGATTGGATGATCACTTCATTTGTTCGAGGCATTACACTTGACGACGCTATCATTATCGTTGACGAATGTCAGAATATGAACGACATGGAACTCAACTCAATTATGACACGCATCGGTCAAAGAAGTAAAATCATATTTGCTGGCGACTTCAAACAGTCCGATCTCTATGCTAAGAGAAACGATATGTCGGGGCTACAAAAATTTATGGTTATCGCTGAGTTGATGCCATCATTTAAAATATTTGAGTTCACACCTGATGATATTGTAAGAAGCGATCTCGTTAAAGAATATATAGTAGCGAGAGAAAAATACGAACAAGAATACGCTTGACTTTTTTAATTATCTAGGTTATATTATATTATGTTTACCCATGTGAAAGAACTGAGTGATTTTGCTCAAGATAAAACTGCCCCAGATGGAAGTCGTAAATACTTCACCGAATCTGGGGCAGCATATCCTTCTGTTACCACTGTCCTTAGTGTCTTATCCCGTGATTCAATTCGTGCGTGGAGAAAGCGTGTTGGTGCAGAGGAAGCAAATAAAATCAGTCGCCAAGCATCGACACGCGGAACAAAAATTCATACTCTTTGCGAAGATATCCTCAACAATAAAGAAGTTGATACGAGTAAGATGTCTTTGCTTGATACAGAAATGTTCAATAAATTCAGACCTTTGTTAGACCGCATTGATAACATACATGGTCAAGAGATTGCTCTCTTTTCTGATCACCTCAGACTCGCAGGTCGTGTTGACTGTGTCGCCGAGTTTGATGGTAAACTTAGCATCATCGATTTCAAAACCTCAAAAAAGCCAAAAAGAAAAGAATGGATTGAAAACTACTTTGCACAGGCTGCAGGTTATGCAATCATGTATGAAGAGCGCACTGGCATTCCCATTAATAGAAGCGCGATCCTTATTGCAGTTGAAGGTGACGATCCACAAGTTTTCGTCGAGAATCGTGATAACTATGTTGATATTCTACTGAATGCAAGAGATATTTGGGAATCAGAGAATGTATGAATTAAGACCCTTACCTGATGCAACTTGGGAAGATTGGTCTAAATTTAAACGCCCAGAAGAAAATTATGGTCTTGCAGATTTTAATTTAAACGATTTGTATTTTGAATTCGACCCCATACAAATACACAAAGAAGTTATGTATTGGGTTACATCTAAATATCCGTCATGTGATTTAAACTGGCATTCAAATAAATTAGTTGGTTGCAGCACATCTAATTTTCCAATGTATTATGAGACTTTCTTAAAACTTAGTTGGTTAACGAAGGTATATCTTAAAGAGAGTTTTAAATACCCAATGGGATTAATTTGGTTCCCACATTCAAAGGGTATCGATGAGGGTAATTGGTGGATACATCCTGGAGGTGGTCGACAAAAAGTTGTTGCTATGTTTGGCGACCGCGACCAAACGATGGAATTCCTAACCTTTAATACATATGGGAAACCCGTAAAATTTAAGAGAGTTTTTGAACGAGAAGAAGAGTTCAAAGATTATTTCAATGCACCTTATGGTATTGCGTATGTAGCAGATAAAGGCACATTAATACCACATTGTCTGTTCAATTCGGTTCAAAACAATACTAGTTTAAGAGATCCACTGGAAGCGTATCTAGATTTGATACATAAATATAAGATAGATATTAATGGTAAACCTATTACATCATTTGGCGATAAAAAATTAAACGTTGTTTCAGCAGAAGATCCTGAGAGTGAATTGAGAGCCTTAGTCTTACTGCCATTTTATGAACTTTACAATGAATCAGATTACAGAAAATATAACATCCAAATCATTACCTGAATTAGGAAGAGCGGTCATCGAGGTATTCGGTGGTTGTAATTATACTTGTCAGATGTGCCCACAGACTTGGGGTCGTGGAGCAGATTGGACTCGTAAGATGCCATTGGATCTGTTCGAGGATATTCTCAAACAATTAAAGGGTAAGCCAATCATTAACTTGGAGGGTTCTGGTGAGCCATCTATGGCAAAGAACCTGCATGAGTATGTCCAGCTTTGCACAGATTATGGGTTTGATAGTTTCATCTATACAAATGGATCGTTTCTGACTGGCGAGCGTATGGAGAAAGCGATTGATGCTGGGTTGAAGTTTATCCGTTATAGTTGCATTGGTTATGATAAAGAAACATACAAACAGTGGATGGACACTGATGGGTTCGAGCGTCTAAGATCTCATATCCAACAAGCACAAACATATATCCAAGAAACAGGTGCTGATTGTCAGCTTTCAACATATCATTTGATTCTTGATAATGATAAAATTGGAGAAGAAGTCAAACTCTATCGCAAAAATATAGTTGACAAACTCGGCATTACAGGTTATATCTGGAAGATGCATAACTGGAGTGGTAACTACGATCCTGAATATGGACGCGAGGCTGAAAACGTTAGAACCTGTGGTCGTCCATTCAGTGATGAGATTACGATCCGCTCTGGTGGTAACGATGGACATAGGGGTGCTGTTACACCTTGTTGTCAGACGATGGGTCAGCCCAACGAAGCTAAGTCAGTTCTCGGACATGCAGATGATACAAGTCTCGCCGATATCTGGTGGGGTGAGGAATACGAAAAACTTCGTGAAGACCATAGAACTGGTGATTATCCCGATTACTGTAAATCTTGTGACTTCCTATATGATAACCCTGAAGTATTGGTCTGGAGTAATGACTCAACTGCAAGAGTTGACCACATGCTAGGCGTTGAGTTTGACCTCAGATAGTTGTTGACTAAAATACAATAATATGCTATAAATAGAGAGTTCGATGAAACGAGCTAAACGGTATGCAGGACGCGGCTTCGAAGCCGCCACCTCCACCATCCCATATGTTATTCTTATGGGGGTGAAATGGGATCGACTGGTATTTAATAGGTAAGTGGAGAACAGGTGCGGAAGCCACCTATGAGACGGACGGGCGATCCCATCCGCAAGAGCGCAACAAACTCGTAAATGCAAACGATAACAATGCATATGAAGGCTACGCTCTAGCAGCTTAGTTTTTCGGGGTCAGGGGACGCCTAGCAACAGAAGTCCCCAACTACTTTATTATGAAAGGTTATATTATGCAAAAATATATTTATGATAGTTGGAACTATATCTTCAGTCACGATATGAGTCCTCTTAAAAATATCCCCGATGTTAATACGAGACATATGATTCTACAAGTTCTTGCTTGGATGTGGGTCGTTGCTTTCAGTATTATGATTGGTAGTTGGACTGGGTTTTTAGCATCAGCTTTAGGTCATATCGCAATCTTGGCAGCACTTGCTGTCACAGTCGGAACTTATGCAGAGGCTCAAAGAACACCTAATGTATTTTCCAACCTGCGTGGTCGTGTTGATGGTGAACACGAATGAAGTTTCTTGATTCTTTAGCAGCCGTATTAGTTTCCATATCAACCAATCCTACGATGCCTAATGAGATGGGAATCAAAACAATTATTGATCCACAAGTTGCATGTTTGGCGCAAAACATCTATCACGAAGCGAGAAACGAGTCAACTGCAGGGTGGATCGCTGTAGCTGATGTGACTATGAATAGAGTGAAGTCGGATGCTTTCCCTAATACAATATGTGAAGTTGTTTACGAAAGTCCACACTACGAAAGTTCGGTGAGTGGTAAACTCTTCCCATATAAGAACCGTTGCCAATTTAGTTGGTATTGTGATGGTAGGAGTGATGAAGTGAAAAACATGCGCAAATATAATCAGATTTATGAAGTTGCCAAATTGACACTGAAGACTGAACTTGATATTACGGATGGTGCACTATTTTACCATGCTGATTATGTGAAACCTCATTGGGCAGATAAGATGGATGTGACTGCTCGCATCGATGCTCATATATTTTATAAGCCGAAAAACTAATGCATATTGTTGTTACAGGTGGATGTGGCTTTATTGGAGGTCACTTAGTTGAAGGTCTTGCTGAACGTGGCTATCAGGTAACTGTTGTTGACGATCAGCGCAACGGTAAGTTTGTTACACACCAATCTAATGTAGATTATGTGTTTGAAGATGTTTGTAACTTTACACCACCTCCATGTGATGCGATTATTCATCTAGCAAATACACCTCGAGTTAGACTATCTTTCGAGCAACCAGTTGATGCAATATTAAATAATATCAATCCCACTATTCATGTATGTGAATGGGCTGCTACATATAATGTTCCCTTATATTTCGCTCAATCGTCGAGTGCCATATATAGTGAACCATATTCAAATCCCTATACATTTGGTAAAGCTATGTGTGAAGAAAGTTTGCACTTTTATCAAAAGCATTGGGGGATTCAATTCCACTTGATGTATTTCTATAATGTGTATGGACCAAGAGAAGCTGATTATGGCGAACACAGCACAATCATTCGCTCTTTTAAAAATCAAATCGATAAAGGTGAAAGCCTCAAAGTATTTGGCACAGGACTAAAGTCCAGAGATTTTACACACGTTGAAGATGTAGTTTCTGGTATTCTAAAATTCATAACAGCCCCTAAAAATAAAAAACCGAAACAAGCACACTTCGGTTCATCTCGACCATATACAATAAATGAGGTCGCTGAAGCGTTCGATCACCCAATTGTTCATGAGTTTGACAAGCCAGGAGAAGCTGCTCATACAGTTTGTAAAAACCCTTATATAAAAAGGACACACGATGTTATTCAGTATATTAAAGAATGGAAACGGAGAAATCATAATGCCAAAAGTAGTAGTTGATAATGATATGTCAACAGATGCAACTAAAATAACAGATGAATATCTAATTACAAAGCAATTCAAATCATCATCAGACTTTTCACAACATATTGAGAAAGAAGCATCTCGCACTCGCGCTGGTTTTATTGATACAATCGTTTCATTTTGTAATAAAAATAATATTGAGGTCGAGTCTGTCAAGAAACTCCTCACAACATCTCTCAAAGATAAAATAAAAGTAGAAGCTACAGAACTAAATCTCATCAAAGGTGAGAAGTCTGGTAAGTTGCCGTTCTAATGGAACCATTTGAAGTTTACAAGTTATATCTTGCATTAAAACTTCACTTTACAACAGAAAAATATGACATCACGAAAACACGTGGTGCAGTGAAAGCAAGCGAGAAAGCATTCCTTAAACGCAAGGATATTATCGCTATGCGTAAACTCGCAAGAGATTACACGAAAAAAGAAGTCATTGATTTACTTGTAGCCAACTTTGTCTCAGGCGATAAATGGGGTGGAATGTTTGATACCCAGTCATCAGAGATCTATAAAGATTGGAAGACTCGTAAATCAAGGAGAGAATATCAGTTCAACCAAGATGTAGAACTGATAAAATTAGAGATGGAAAAACAATCTATCTCTAATCCGTTTGTAGCTGATCAGGGGCATCATGCTCTGGTATATCGACTCTATTTGGGCAAAAAAATTACGATAGAATCGTTAGTTTTGCTTGACAAATTGTTCGATTTAAGCTATAAAGAAGAAGATGATATATTCCTGAAGGACATCTCCTTGCTCATCAGGAAGTATCGTCCGTTTGTTAAACTAACAGACAAGATGAGGTATGTAGGTGAAAACATTTATAAATAACTCGTCCGCTGATACAGGACAAACACACATCGAAGACAACGCTTATACGGAGAAAAAATATGTCGTTTAATTCACTATCTGACTTGCGCAAAGCAAGAGGCTCTTTCGATAATCTAATGAAAGAAGTCGAAAAAATTGACTCCCCCCAAAATAACTACAAGAAAGATGACGGTAACGAGTGGAAGCTCTCAGTAGATTCCGCTGGTAACGGTTACGCTGTCTTGCGTTTCTTGCCTGCACCGAAAGGCGAGGAACTCCCATGGGTTCGCATGTTCAATCATGGGTTCCAAGGTCCAACAGGAAAGTGGTATATCGAAAACTCACTTACCACGTTGAACCAACAGGATCCTGTTTCCGAGTTGAACAGCGAACTTTGGAACAGTGGCACTGATGCAAACAAAGATCTTGCTCGTAAGCAAAAACGCCGTTTGTCATATTATGCCAATGTTCTTGTTGTTAAAGACTCAGCCAATCCTCAGAACGAGGGTCAGGTGATGCTTTACAAGTTCGGTAAGAAAATCTTTGACAAAATCAAAGATGTAATGCAGCCTCAGTTCGAGGATGAGAATCCAGTGAATCCTTTTGATTTCTGGGAAGGTGTAAACTTTAAACTGAAGGCACGTCAGGTCGATGGATATCGTAACTATGACAAGTCTGAGTTTGAATCAACCCCTACTCCTGTTGCAGATTCTGACGAAGCAATTGAAGCAGTATGGGCAAAGCAACACTCACTTGCTGAAATCGTCAGCCCTGACAACTTTAAGTCTTATGACGAACTGAAACAGAAATTAGATATGGTTCTTGCAGGCGGTGCGAAAGTTACCACTGCTGAGAAAGTCGCTGAGCAAACTGGTGATGTTGAAGACCAAATCTATGTGCAGGAAGCAACTTCTAGCACTGTCGTTTCTAACGCTGATGATGAAGATGATACATTGTCATACTTCGCGAAGTTGGCTGAAGAAGACTAAGAATCATTCTCCTATGGATGATGGAAGGGGGGACTTCGGTCTCCCCTTTTTTAGAACCCCATTGGCATTCTGACTAGATTAATTTTCTTTAATTCTTCTGCCAGACTATCTTTCGCTTTACGATCTACAGTGATTGTAGTTGCAATACTATCCTGATTTTGCGCTGGTGGCGCGGATGTAGGTGCAGGTGGAGCAATTATTGGTGCTGTCTTATTTGCAGCCATTGTTACGTCTGTGTAACTATCAATCTCTGACTCAACAGTCTCTGCAACTGATGTAGGTGTTGGAACTGCAGTTGCAGCAGTTGTCGTATTACTCGACAATGCATCTAGATTAGCTGTTTGTTCGCCGCTCTTCGCTTCTTCGCGCATAGTTTTTAAGATCGTATCGAACATTTCTTTATTGCCCTCTGAGGCATGTTTTTTCAAAGCAGCAATATAGCCATCTTTACGATCGGGATCTAGTTTTCTGGTGATTGGATTACTTTCACGTTCGAAGCCAGAAACTCTTCTTTCAAGTTGCTGGGTAGTTCTCTCGTTTCTACTTTCTTCGTCCATACCGAAAAGATTCTTTGTTCCTTCTACAGCACCACCAATCAACTTTGCACCTGCTTCTTCAATATCATCTCTGTAACCCAACTTGTCAATACCCATATATGCACCTTCAGCAACTAAGGATGCTGCTCCTAATACAGGAACTGCTCTCAAAGCAAGTTTACCAACACCCATTGCTGCTCTGGTTGCTACTGATCGAGTTGCAGCTTTCTTAGCCGCCGCTTGTGCTGCTCTTTTTTGACCAGCTGCTGACTTAGGATCAGCTACAGCCTTACCTGTTTTTGCATCTCTCAGAGTTCCTTTTTTGTCCCTTACAGTTCCTCTCGGGTCTCTATTTGTCAACCCAACTTTATCTGTAGCCATCTTAGCTGCAGGTAGTGCCAATGCTGCAGTTGCCAAGCCTGCAGCTGGTCTTACAGCTTCAAATGCTTCACTTACTTTATCTGTTTCTGGATCGCCTTCCTCTTTTTTCTTGGGGACTTCAGCCAGAAGTTTTGCAATAGCGACACCAAACCCTACAGTGCTTGCACTAATACCAGTAATAGCTTTATTAAAGTCTTTCATCTGTTTACTGTTGAAGAAAGATTCTTTAATAGCATCCTCATCTTTTGGTGGTAATGCTTGTCCACCAGCTGACGGTGGGTTTACGAGGTCAGTATTTTTTGCTGTCTTATCAGTATTCTGTGCGATGATTTCGAGGAGTTCTTCTTCTTTTTTGTTACTTAGATCAGGTAGTGGAACAGTTACAGGACTAACACCAACATTGCCACCAATTCCTGCCTTAATAGCACCTGATGCTGTGCCTGAACGGACTGCACCGATACCTCCTTGGATAGCACCAGACGCGCCACCGAGCATTGAACCCGCGCCGAAAAGTGCGCCACCTTTCGCTACTTTACCAGCAACACGACCTGTCGCCTTACCAGTATTCACAGCTGTTCTGCCAGTGGATTTAGCCACTCTACCTAATGCAGCTCCACCTAATCTTAGAAGTGCCCCAATCATCTACATACCCTTTTTTATTTGTTCTTGTTTTTTCTTCAGGTGCTGGACTAACATACTAACATAAACTTCTCTCTCCCATGGTATCATATTCTCTAATTCTGTTAGCGAATAATTATGTTCCTGCATCAATAAGAAATTTGTTTTATACAGGTTCATAAGAGATTCTTGGGAGAGAGTTATACGAAAAAATTTTCGTAACCATCAATTACTAATACATTGTCCTCTTTACATTGTTTACATTTAAATTCTAAATTGTGATACAACTGTGGCATCGTTTCAAAAAATACTTTAATCTTATCGAACTGATCTGAGTTCAAATTATCAATCCAATCCATTCTTTCATCAGGTGGATTACCCTGAAAATCAATTACATCCTCGCCAAAATAAAGAGTTTCGATATTGTTAGCGACAATATGATAGATGTCTGAGTCTTCATTAGCACTTACCAAATCACTCACTTCATCAACCGTTGGATATTTCATTTCAATAACAATATCAGATGCTAACTCAACTTTATTAGTATGCTCATCTGCTCTTATAATTTCGACTTCATCGATATCAAGAAAAACTTCATTCTCTGCTTCACATTTAGCACACAAAGCATTTAGTTCTATTACATTACCAATTGACTGAGATCTTAAACTCAGAAAAGTCTTTTGCACTTCAAACAGTGGTAATTTCTCACCATTCACTTTACCAAATGAACAATTCGATATGATTTGTTGTGCAGCATATAGCATATCTTTATTGTCATCTGACTCAGTCGCCATGACCAAGATTTTTTGTTCTCTGACCAAAAATGGTCTAAATTTAAATTCTTTCCCAAGAGAATCAACTCTCATTTTAAACGTAGGTGTTTCAATTTGTGGGAGTGCCATAATTATAATCCTTGTTATACTCTATTCAGAAGGAAGTCAACTGGGTTATCTTTCAAAATATTCATAAACCTTCTAACATTTTGTAGTGGTCCAGTCGTTTCTTTGAGAGCTTTAGACTCCCATAAACGATATGTGAATGTTACTGTTACACGAACAGGAGCATCACTTGCTTGTGACATCGGTGTCAAGTTAAGTAATCTTGGCCATGCTTCAATGAGTTCCCAACTACCTGTGCGATTATCACCGCGATCTAGTGAATAGATCTCTACATTCCCAATGATGTCATCATAGAATGCAACTTCCTTAGATGTGATATCAACGCAATTACCCATCCACTGTTCAAAAAATTCACGAACATTCCAATCGCTATTTACTATAAAAGTGAATGTTGCGTTGTCGCCAAAAAACTCAATACCGTGTGCACGATACTCAGTCCAATTACCAATTTTGGTTGGTGAGAAAGTTGCGATTAGTCCAGGAATCGCAGCTTCTTCACAAAGAAGCGATACTTCTCTTTCTTGTTCTTTTGCGATTGTAGGAGCTGTTACAACAATCTCAAACCTACTGGAACGCGCTAGGTCTTTTTTCCTTACATTAGAGAGGAAATCGTTTAGTTTAAAAATAGCCATTATAGCATACCCCTTGAATCAGCGAAGACTTTGTTCTTAGTAGCACCCTTAAAGTTCTCGATTGGTAGAAAAATTGCTGCTTTCCAGTCTTCAGGATTGACTTTATATAATCTCGTTACGATACGATTCGAGAGATATCTCTTCACGCAAGGGTTGACTTCATTGCCGACACTTTTCAATAATGACCAATTGTATCTCATCTTAGTTTCTGAGTTTAATGTTTTACTGCTCGCCGTGTCGATCAACTCACCCAACAACTTGGCACGAAGCATATAAGGCAGATAGTGAAGATTCAATCCATAGAATCCACCAGCTGCTTGTTCATATGGCAATACAAGCGGAAATGTATCATAATATGGGAGTTTATCTTTTGTTTTTGGGTCGTATCTATAGAGATACATACTCCCCACCTCAATTTTGCTTGCTGTCTCAAATATGTCAGAACGCATTGCTGCAGCTGGCGTGTTAATGTTATTCGCCAGATTGCGCACTTGCGTCATATACCAGTTAAAACTTTTTTGCTGGTCGTTAGAGTTAACTCTGATTTGTTCAAACGGGTTTGCCATAACCCTATTTATAAGAGATTCCCAATTCTTTCTCAGTTAAGATTTTAAATTCCCAACCCTGATCAATACAAAACTCTGTGGCACTTTCCCATTTAGCGATATTTGTGCCATATTGCTTCACTTCTTCAATAAATCTCTTCGTTTTTCTTTTTGGCATTTTGGGTTCTTTTGTAAATCGCTCGGGTTTAATTTCAACCAGATACTTCTTACCGTTTAACTTCATATAGAAATCAGGAAAATATCTATGCATTCTGCCATCGATGGGAGAGCGATATGGAATCGCTAATTCTTCCGACCCCCACTCAACGATATTATCATTAATATCACACCAGTTCATAAATTTCAACTCATATGATGAGCGATAGGTGATGTTGTTAACATTCCCCCGATACTTTTTAGGATTTCTAGGTTTAAAACGACCTTGATGTAATTTCTTTGAATATGGCATTATAAATAAGATTAAATAAGAAAAACTATTTATAGAGCGACCAATGACTCAAACAGGTAATACAACTACTACTGCCACAAGCGTAGAAACTACACAAACTAGTCACAGAGAAAAGGTTCAAAATTCTCGCCAAAAGGAAGAAGCCCGAGGTCGTAATGTGTTAAAGAAGGCGAAAGGATCGCCTCGTATTATAAAATATCCAGGAAATTTAGGAACCTCTGAGCAACCTCACAGCATTAATTTTTACATCAGTCAATTCGTTCCTGGAGCAGATGGTGAAAAAGTAAGACAGGCGAATGCCAAATCAAATAGTTTCGGTATTCCATCTGCTCGTATTGGTAATGAGATCACATTCGAAAATGCAGATAGCATTGAAAAAGCAAATTCAACGATTACTAATGTCGCAGGAACTATAGTGGGTGCTACTGCGGGTGGTTCGCTCGGCGGCGGCGGACTGACAGGTCTTGTGGCGAAAATTGCAGGCGCATTGGCTGGTGGGAACATCACTGATCACCTTTCTCAAGATGCAACAAGCATTAAAACCACACCAGCTATCCGAATGAGAGAAGTAATATCACTTCACATACCACAATCACCACAAGCAAAATATGGTGCTGTTTTTGAGAATGAATCTATCGGAACAGTGCTTGGTGTCCTAGCCACAGGTGGTGGTGATGTTCAGGCATTGATGGATGCTGCCGCTGGTGGGACAGGGCAAGAGATAATTTCCCGTGCATTGATGGATGCAGCTTCACTACCAAAAGCTGCGGGTCTTGGTTTTAATCCTGGAGGATTGGCTCGCGCTGCAAGTAAAAAAGTTAGAAACCCATTTCAAGAGCAAATTTTTAAAACAATGAATTTTAGGTCTTTTGCCTTTCAATATAAATTTGCACCTAGAAATCTAAAAGAATTTCAGAATGTGCAAGAGATTATAAAACTCTTTAAATATCATATGCACCCAGAAAAAAGTCCTGATGGTGCATTCTTTACATTCCCATCAGTATTCGATATCGAATATAGATACAAAAATGACCGAAATCAATTTGTAAATAAAATCGCCACATCTGTCTTAACTGACCTGTCTGTTGATTATGGGTCAGAGGGTGTGTTTACTACATTCAGAGATACTGACGGTGCGCCATCAGAGATCACAATGGCAATGCAATTTAGAGAAATCGTTCTGTTGTCTAAAGATCCTAATAGTGATGATCTTACTGATGGTGCAGGAGTAAGAGGTTACTAATGTTTGAAAAAATGCCAAATTTAGGTTACATCATCGATAAACGAGTTGTAACTGTAAAAGATATCTTTCGTCGTGTAGCAGTATTAGGTGAAGCTATAAATGACTATCAATTGGAACATTACACAATTCAAGATGGTGAATGGCCAGAGGACGTAGCATATAAATTATATGGAGATCCTAAACTATACTGGACTATTTTGCTCGTGAACAATATTATCGACCCATATAATGATTGGTTTGTCCCATCAGAAGTTCTTGAAGAGTTCACGGCAGAAAAATATGGTGCTGAACAGGTAGATTCTGCACACCATTGGGTTCTTCCTGATAGACCAGAAGTTTGTGTTGAATATGATGCAGCCAAATTAGCAAATGGTGAAATCATACAAATTTCCAATAAAGAACACGAAGAACTTTTGAATGATACTCGACAATTCATAAGAGTTGTTAGGTCTGATAATATTAAAGATTTCGTTAAAGATTTTGAGCAGAAGATTAACGTATAATGACTGATGTTAACGTCAATGCTGGCGATGTAGTAATTGAAGATATTTACATCTCATCGCCTGAAGCTGGAACGACGGATATTATAAATTTCGTCATGCAGTTCGAGATATTCATGAGCGTCGAGTCAAACTCGATGACTATGAATGTGCATATGGCAGACTCAGCTGGTCTTATAACCGCTTTGCCTATTATGGGACAAGAAAAACTCACTGTTAGGTTTAAAACACCAAATGTAGACCAGTCGTTCTTCAGAACATTTATTGTTCACACGATTAGTAATCGTTCTCTCAACAGAGATAGAGAACAAAGATATACATTGGAATGTATATCAGAGGAAGCATATGTAAATTCAACATCTCGGTTGACCTCTAAATTCAAAGGGGCTACTGATGAAATAGCAGCTACGATTTTCGAAGACATCACAAGACCGAGAATAACCTTTGCTGATGGAAAACAAACACCTAATAGTGAATTGACTATTATCGATAATCCATTTTCATCAAACAACTTTGAGTTTACTTGTAATTATTGGTCACCGTTCAAAGCAATGAATTTTCTAGCTTCAAGAAGCCGAGGAAATGAAAGCAAAAAAACTAATGTAATGTTTTATGAAGGTAGAGGTTCATTTAATTTTTTACCATTAGAGTATCTGGTGAAGACTCAAAAAGATAGAAAATCTATTTACGACGAATATACAACTGTTGGTAGCCAAGAAGCTCCTGTATATGATGATAAACGGGATAAGACATACAAGTATCAAACCAAATATTTAAATAGTCAATATCATACGATACAATCAATGGATTATCCTTTCTTTAAAAGTCTCATAAAGAATAATGTTACAGGATTTCATGCAACGTCAGTATTTTCTTATGACTTTGTTACTAAAAGATTTGTATCAATGAAATATGATAACCGACCAGAAGCACCTTCTTTGGCTGAAGAAGATAAGAAATATATTAAAGAGTCATTTTCTGATTTTACCCCAATAGGAAAATATAATAGCATCAACGATTCTACATTAGCAGATCCTCTTGCTCATAGAACATTTACTCCTATGGCAACTTCTCCTTTTGGATCTTCTTATACTAGAGGTGTTGAGCAGGTCAGAAATCAACTTGTAAGAAATTTCGCAATGACGGAGTTGGAAAACCAAGCAATTGAGATTACAGTTCCAGGAAAATCAGATATTGATGTGGGGCTTCTCACAAGATTGGTATTTCCTAAAACAGAAGATAAGACATCTATGCCGAAACTTAATGAATTAGAAGATCCGTTTGTTTCAGGTTTATACCTAATAACAGCGGTAAAACATACAATACAACCACAAAACCATACAATGACTCTGCGTCTGATCAGAGATAGTTTGGGAGGTTTATAATGCTTTACGGTGATATGCAATGGTGGATTGGTGTAGTTGAAGATCGTAATGATCCGATGAAACTTGGTCGTTACAGAGTTCGAATACTGGGATATCACACAGAGGATAAAGCTGTGTTGCCGACAGAAGATTTACCTTGGGCAACTACAATGCAGCCTGTTGGTTCTGCTGCGATATCTGGTATTGGTAATAATGGAACGGGGCTTGTTCAAGGTTCTTCAGTGGTTGGATTCTTTACAGATTCTGGGACTGAGCAATTACCGATTATTATGGGATCTTTGGGGGGAATGGACACATCTAAAGGTAATACTGAAAGAGGTTTTACAGATCCAGATGGTGTTTTCCCTTTGACTGAAGAAGGTGTTGGTCGTAATGCATTAGATGAATCATCACTCTCTAGATTGGCTCGGGGCGGTGATGACGCTGAGCAACATAAATCTTTGGGATTAAGAAGAAGTAACAGAATCACTGGAATACCATTTGCCCAACCAAGTTCGTTTGAGGGTGTATTCGATGGTCTTCCATCTGTCAATAATAAAAGTGAGACTGATGATGGCATTCCACGTTGGGATGAACCGCATCCACAAGGTGTAGAAAAATCAGTATCAGAGTATCCATATAATAAAGTGCGTGAAACTGAATGTGGTCATATCGAGGAGTTTGATGATACTCCTGGAGCAGAGCGTATGCACACATATCATACTTCAGGCAGTTTCAATGAGATTCACCCAGATGGCAGTCGTGTTCAAAAGATAGTCGGTGATGATTTTGAACTCGTGTATAAAGATAAAACTCTTTATGTTGACGGTAATTTAAACATCAGCGTAAAAGGTGATGTGAATATGAAAGTCGATGGCAACAAGGTTGAGGACATCAACGGAGATGTTTACACAACCATTCGTGGCGGTCGATTTACTAAAATCAGTGGCAATGATGTAACAGACATTTTATCTGATCAGAAGTTGACAGTAGAGGGAAGCAGATACACTCTTATCAATTGTGCTTCAGCTGATCCACAAGTCACCCTGCCAATTATCGGAACTATCGCAGCAGGACAAGACTCTCTCGTCGTCAAGGGTTCTAGTATCAATCAGATAGCAGGGCGTAAAAATGAACAAATTGGTAACATATACCAAATGTCAGCCATGGCTGGTATAAAATATTTCAGTAACTTGGGATCTATGGAAGTTATGACTCTTAAAGATATTAATATGGCTACTGGTAGTTCAGGAAATATCAGTTTGTCCACAGGTAATGTGTATATGGGCGTTACAACTGATATACAATTTGACGCTACAACATTCTTACTAGAAACATCTTCAACTTCTACAATTGATGCTGAAGGTTTGTTGTCATTAGATGGTGCTGGTGTCGAAATGGATGGTGGTTCGGATGAAATCGATATCACAACATCTGGCACTGTCGATATTAATGGCGGAACGATCTCGCTTAACTAAGAGGATAAGAAATGAGTTGTGGACCAGATTTAAAACAGAAAAAGGCGATTGATGCAATCAACAATGCAGTCGCTATCACTGAACAGGCGATCGCTGCCCTTCCGAAAGGCATCGCATCTATTCCTGGATATGCTACACTTCAATTAGCTAATCAGATCAATGAGGACTTAAAAAATCTTAAAGATTTAGTTGATGACCCTTTGGCACTAGCAGAGGGGCTGATACCATCTCTACCGCAAGAGTTCACACAATACATAGCCCTTGGTAATTCGCTTGCAGGGGATTCTGTAGAGTTTTTATCATTTGTTCAAGATTTGGAAGATAAGTATAGCGGGTTTGATTATGGTAATCCTGAAGATATCTTAGAGGCTATCAATAGTATTGGTGGTGATATCAATAGATTATGTGAGACAGTTCCTAATGTTCAAAAACGTAAAGGTGAATTTATTAAAAAGGGTGCACCGATATCAGGATCTGTCAATCAAATTTCTAATCCTATCACACATCAAAAATTCCCATCCATACAACTTGCTAAAGACTATGTCGATGGATTTAATAAGGACGATCAGGAAAATAAAACTGAGGTTGATGCACAAAAAGATGAAACAAATAGGTTCATCCTTTCATAGAGGTATAAATATCGTATGAGCACAAAAGAAAAAAGACCAGTAAGAGCTTATCACGACATTGACTTAGCATTCAAGGTCAATCCAATCACACAAGATATTGGTCGTAAAGTAGATGTTGAATCTGTAAAACAATCTCTTCGCAATTTGTTTATGTATAATAGGGGTGAAAAACCATTCAACCCAAACTTTGGTGGCGGTGTGAGAGAAATGTTATTTGAACCTATTGATTATGTGACTGCAGGTGCTATAGAAAAAGAAATAGAATTTATGATAAGAAACTATGAGCCTCGCGTTGAGTTAGACGCTGTTCAAGTTGAAGCAGATCCAGATAATCATTCGTATCAATTGCGTATTGATTTTCATGTGGTTGCAACACGAGAACCTCAAGTTTATACAAGTGTGTTAGAAAGGTTGAGATAATGCCAGCTGCTGCCCACTTAGGGGATCTTACAACAAACACACACCTTTGTAATCAATCAGTTGCGATCGATAATTCGACTCATTTAGCACACAACACAAACCTTGCTGGAGGCGTCACTATTCAGGGAATACCTGCTGCAGTTGTTGGTAGTAAACTTGCAGACCATACAATTGATTCTGGGGGTAGTTGTATTCCGCACCCAGGACAAACAGTTACTCAAGGAAGTTCAAGTGTTACTGTTAATGGAAAGGCATTGGCATATCAAGGCGCAACAGTATCTTGTGCTGGCGGAGAAATAACAGGAGCGGCTGGAACGGTCACTGTTGTAGCGTAATAAATAAAAACAAAAAGAGTCAAAAATGGCACAGAGAAGATTAACTGAATTAGATTTTGATGGGATTAAAAATAATCTCAAGACTTTCTTAGAAGATCAGTCAACATATAGTGATTATGATTTCGAGGCTTCGGGTCTATCTGTCCTGATTGACCTTCTGGCATACAACACGCAATACAATGCCTTCTTGGCACACATGACTGCTAATGAAGCATTCTTAGATTCTGCTGTGTCAAGGTCTTCTATCGCCTCAATCGCTAAGACTATGGGTTACACAGCTCGCTCAGCACGTGCATCTAGAGCTACAATTAACCTTAATGTGATTCCAGCATCATCATACAATTCTGGTTCGTTCACCCTATCAAAAAGAAAAGTCTTTACTACAACTATCGATGGCAAAACATTTAAATTTCAGCCAATCAAAGATTACACTGTAAATAAGACGACTGAAAATGGTGTAGATGGATTTTATTTCGATGGTGTTGTGATTGCGGAAGGTTCATTTGTTGATAATTCAGAAATCATTAGTGCTGGATCTGAGTCTGGACCAGTTATTATGGCTAATCCAGACGTTGATACAACAACAGTTGCAGTAAAGGTTCAGGATAGTATTACTGACACCAATACAAACACTTTCATATTCTCTGATAATATTCTTGATGTAACATCAACATCTAGGGTATTCTATATTGAAGAGTCTGTCGGCGGTAACTATGAAATTCGTTTTGGTGACGGTGTTCTTGGTAAAAAACTGTCTCAAGGTAACATCGTTCGCTTAGAATATCTAGCGTGTCAGGGTGCAGCTGCTAATGGCGCGAAAACTTTCACAGCACCTTCAAATCTGACAGGGACAGGTGAGGCTGTAACACTAACTGTGACATCACCTTCTGCTGGTGGCGCGACACAAGAATCAGTCGATAGTATTCGATTCAATGCACCTCGATTTAATGCAACAAAAAACCGCGCGATTACAACTAATGACTATCAAGCACTTATCTTATCTGCCAACCCGAATGTTAAATCAGTTGCTGTTTGGGGTGGTGAAGATAACGACCCACCAATCTATGGAAAGGTTTTCATATCACTACAACCAAAAGATGGTATTATCATTTCTCAAGATGATAAAGATAACCTTAATAGAGAGACTATACAACCTCGCCAACCAGTGTCAATTCAAGCAGAGTTTGTTGACCCTGAGTTCACACATTTGGGTTTGGCAGCAACAGTTTCTTACGACCCTAAGAAAACTACTGCCACTGAAGGAACACTAAAAGGTCTTGTCGATGCAGAGATTGAAAATTACTTAGATACTGAATTGAATGCTCTTGACAAAAACTTTTATTATTCTATATTAACATCCCGTATTGTAGCATTGTCCAATTCATTCATTGCGGTAAACTTAGAATTAAAATTGACTAAAAGAAAACAAATCACTGCTGGAAAATCTCTGAAGTATGAGATGCAATTTAATAATAAGCTGCAACCGAGATCTTTAACAAGTAACTTTTTTACTGTCACGATCAATAATGCGGATTACAAAGTTTATATACAAGATATCCCAAATGATGATGTTATTGCGCCAAGTTATAGAGGTAAGGGTAAATTAATCCTTAAAACTGCAGATAAAAATGTTACTGTTGATGCAAATGCAGGCAGCATCGATTATGATACTGGGTTTGTTGATATTACATTGAATGTCAAATCTATCTCAGGGACAAGTGTGACAGATTTGAGAATAACGGCACAACCACATGAGAGCGCAAAGGACATCAAGACTGAAGTTTTGACACGCCAATCAGACCGCCTAAATACAGAGAGCGGTGCTGTTGTGGCTCTACCTTCTAAAAATATCATCATTATTAAAGACACCACTGCTAATGACATACCAAATAACATAAGAGCTGGTCTCACAGTAAACTTAACAGCTAAGACATCTGACTAATGGCAAGAAGTTTCCCCAATTTTAAAAAGTTTGTTGAATCGATAACCATCGATAATGCAGGTCAGAACTATTCATCTATTCCAGGGGATACTGCCCTGTTCATTGGTGCACCTACTGGTCAAAGCCAAATACAAGCAGCAGCCACTGTAGAAATTAATGGTGGCCAAGTTGTAAATATTACAATTACAGAACCTGGAGATGGTTATACATCAGCACCAGAAGTTTATATTCGCTCGGGTCTATTTGTTGCTACAAACGACGGTCTAACGAATACAACGGTTGCTAATACTAATAGAAATGCAGCCACATATACAAATGTTGCATTTAGATCTGCTAAAGTAGGTTCTGGTGCGGTTGGTAATGTAACAATTGATGCAACAGGTCAAGTTTCATCGTATGAGATCACAACATCTGGCACATTATACATGGAAGGTGAGTCTGTATCGGTTCTTGATACTGATATCGGTGGCGATGGTTCTATTCCAGATTTGACATTCACAGTTCTAAAACTCAAAGGTGGCGGACAAAATGCTGACTTCACAGCTATAACAAATATTATTGCTGAGACGGTTGGTTATCATCATGAAGGTATGAATTATATTACAGAGTATCAGATCCCTGACTTTGTGAATGATGAATATCCTAATTTTGCTACATTCATAAAAGATTATTACAAATTTATGGATGCTAGTTCAGAGACTTATGAAGACCTTGGTCTGATAGAAGATGCTGATACTTCTGAGAATAATAAGTATAGCCCTAACTATCTACTACAAGAGCTCAATGATAAGTTAAACATCGATCACAATGATGATGACCTGCTACAAGCATTTTTAGAATCATACGCTCTAGATTTTCCGAAATTCTCAGAGGTTGACAGTAGATTACTTGTAAAAAGAATTAGAGATTTTTTTGAAGCGAAGGGTTCGCGCAAAGGTGTTGAAACATTCTTCCAAATGGTGTATAATGAAGCCGCTGAAGTTGTTTTACCTTCTGAGTTTGTCCTAATACCTTCGAATAATGTTTGGTCTAAAGAAGTAACAATTAAAGTAAATGCGAATGATGAGATTAGTCCAGCTGGTAATCCATTCGATCTTCGAAGTAAAAGGGTTGATATTGCATATTACGAATCAGTAGGTTCGATTACAGTTCGTAAAATATTTAATGTGGGTGTAACTCGTGTAAAACAGATTGCCTATACTAACCCTTCTTCATTTGAGTTAACAGTTGACTTACCTGTAGATACTAACGTTCCTGGACCAGGAGTTGAGGCTGAAGCTACTGCTGTTATCGGTGGTAAAATTGCAACAGTTGGAACGATCGGTGCTGCAGATGCATTGAGAGCTTCAGGATCTTATGATATTAACACTGGCTTTACAACAAGTGGAAACGGAACAGGTGCACAATTTACAGTCGTCGTAAATGGCTCGGGTGCAGCAACAATAACAGTTGATGTAGTGGGTGACAATTACGCGCCAGACGAAACAATCACCATTCCAGATTCTCTTTTAGGTGGCGGCGGCGCAGCTGCACTCACATTCAAAGTTGCTACTATTACAGATGGTAAAATTTTCTCAGTAACGATTGTTGATGGCGGCGCAGGTTATTCTGCCAACCCTGCTATTATCGTCACACCTGATTCAGCAGATACTATTTCAACAACAGCGGTTTTGACTTCACGGATCACTAATAATTCAGTAAGCAATATTTTGTTTGTTAATAATGTTCAGGGAGTTGGTTATAATAATGTCCCAACAATCACATTCAACACTGATTCAGTTAGATCTTATGTTGCATTAGAGGGTCTTACAGACTCACTTGCGAACAAAAACTCTTTCCTCGTCCGTGTTCTTAATCAAGTAGCATTTAAAACAAACTCAGGAACATCAGACGGCGGCTTTCGAGTTGGGGAAACATTTAGTGTTTCCGAAACTGGCGATATCTTGGGTGTTTATGCTATCGACTACTTTGGTGAAGATTACACAATTACAGGTATCAATAATAATGCGCTGATCAGGATCAAAACATTAGATACAAATAATTATCCAGCAGTAATTGATATCGTTGCTACAGGAACTGGGTTCCAACGCGAAAACTTTGATTTTATTCTGCGATCCGTAACTGATGAAACTGCTACTCTAACGTTCACAACTGGATTCTCGCACACATATCCAGGATCATTTAAAGATTCTAGAGGTTTCTTATCTGACGCTAACAAATTACAAGACAATGCTGTCTATCAAAGTTTTTCTTATCAAATTAAAACCTCTCGTCCTAAGACTGAATGGGGTGACTTATTAGATAGAATAGCACATCCAGCTGGTATGATTGCATGGACAGATATTCAAATTCATAATACTTTAGATATGGGTGATTCATTCTCTGCAACACCAGATGCGATTGTTTACCGTTTGTTTGGTGAGATTGAGAATCCTGCTGCCACTGACGCGGCTGTCTTCTTCGTAACAAAAGTTCTTACCGATTCAGTAGATTGGGCAGATCCGCATTCGCTTCAACCTAATCTGATTAAGACAGAATTATATTCTGCTATAGATGCGGTGAATAAATTTGATGTGACTTTGGCTAAAACTGAGTCTCCAGATGTCAATGATGCACCATCTCTAACACCACATAAACCAGCTATAACAGACAGTGTTAGTTGGTCTGAAACAGTCGATACTCTGAAACTCTTTACTCGTGACCCATCTGAATCGGTAGATTGGGCAGAAACTGTTATCCTTGGTCCAAACTTGGGCAAAAATGACAGTATAGATATGAGCGAAACAGTTACTAGAGAATCTGAAAATGTTTATACTGATAGTGTAGATTTTGCAGAAGGGGTTGGACCATTCAATGTCGAAACTATTAGAACTGAAGACACAACTGTCAATGAGAGTGATGTATTGTTGTTCGGTAATACATCAACAGAGACTGCTACTTGGGGTGAATCTGGTCAGATTATCGCTCAAAACTACGCTGGAGATTATTTTGCCGAAGACTATGTCGGTGAGGCAAGAAACATCTCATAACTTATAAATATGATTATAAATATTATACACATTAGCTACTAGGAGATCAAATAATGCTTAATGTAGATAAAATGAACGCACTTGGTCGCGTTCACATTCAGGTCTTCGATGCAGATAAGAATCTGATCGAAGAGCAAACAGTGAAGAACTTGGTTGTGACCACTGGTCTTAACCACATCGCCAATCGCCTCGGCGCATCTTCACCTGCAACTCGTATGTCACACATGGAAGTTGGCACTGGCTCTACTGCTGCAGCCGCTAATGACACTGCTCTGGGGGCAGCAATCTCTTCTTCCCGTGTTGCGCTGACATCACAAACTGTTTCGACAAATACTGTTGAATATGTAGGTGACTTCCCAGCTGGCACAGGCACAGGTGCTGTTACTGAAGCTGGCGTATTTAACGCTTCTTCAGGTGGAACGATGCTCTGTCGCACAGTGTTCTCTGTTGTGAACAAGGCTTCTGCTGACACGCTGAAAATTACTTGGACTTTGACTGTTTCTGATTCCTAATATCTAACTTAGGAGTCGGATAATGTCATTGCTACTTAGACAAGCTGCAAGGGTAGAAAACTCTCGTTCTTTCTTTCGTGATATTCACAATGAGAACGATTTCTTCTTCATGTTTGCATCGAGAGCGGTTCCATGGACTGATGATACAAGTCCTGATTTACCGCGAGATTCACAGTTTTATCAGACGACATATCGTCATGATATGCTTTTCATCAAGCGTATAAACGCATCTGATGCTGTTCAGCTTTCCAAAAGATACGATTGGGTAACTGGAACTGTGTATGATGAATATGATGATGAATATGCGGATAATCATCCAGCAGCGAGTGGCGCGACTAACCTCGCCGACTCTAATTTCTATGTAATGACTGACGAGTTCAACGTCTATAAATGCCTTAATAATGGCGGCAATACTAACCCAAGCACCATTAAGCCGACATCAACAGGGACTGATACCTTTACTCTGGATGACGGATATACTTGGAAGTTTCTGTTTCAAATAGGCTCGGCTGATAGAACTAAGTTCTTATCAACAGACTTTATACCAGTTCGTAAAACTTCTGGTCAAGGTAATCCTGCCTTTGATGTAAATGGAGAGCTTGACAGTGTTACAGTTACTGCTGGTGGTTCTGGTTATACTACAGCACCAACAGTAGTTATTGAAGGCGATGGCGTAGGTGCTGTTGCCACAGCTACACTTTCAGGAAATGCTGTCCAATCTATTACAATTTCAAACGCAGGTCGCGGCTACTCATTCGCCTTTGTTAAGTTAACAGGCGGTGGTGGCACAGGCGCGACTGCAACTGCTGAACTCGGCTCTACAGAAACTCCTAGTCTGCAGTCTGCCGTAGAAGCAGCAGCAATCAGCGGAACACTCGACCGCATTGAAATTACAAATGGTGGCGTTGACTATGTAGAAGGCGATATAACTATACGAATTTCAGGTGATGGAACTGGAGCTTCTGCCTCTGCTACTGTTAACTCTGCAGGAACGATTACATCTGTAAATGTAACTAATCCAGGATCTGGGTATACTTTTATTGAACTCGATATAACTCAAAGTGTGGGTTCAGGATCTGGCGGTGTTCTACGCGCTGTGGTTTCACCATTTTCTGGTCATGGTGGCAATCCACCACGTGAATTATTTGCTAAGAATGTTGGTATTACAGTTTCATTTACAAGCGATGATAATGATATTATTACAGGTAATGAATTCCGACAAGTCGGTATAATAAAGAACATTCATAACTACGCAGAAACTGCTTCATACACAGCGAATATTGGCACACCTTGTCATGTTGTAACTGCAACTTCATCTAACTTTGATAAGTTTAACTTAGACGATGTTGTTACAACTGATGATGATGGTAAATTTACAGTTATCCAAAAACTTGGCACTGACACAATTTATCTTCAAGAAAAATTACCTGGAATCAGTTCAAGTTCAGTAATAACAAATACAACTACTGGCGATACAGGTATAAATATAACAGCGGTTACAGATCCAGAAATATCAAATCACTCTGGTGAAATTCTTTATATTGATAACCGTAGACCTATTACACGTGATGAAAACCAAGTAGAAACCCTCAAAGTGGTTGTAAAATTTTAAGGTAAGAAGATGGCTCTGAATCTAAATACAAGTCCCTATTTTGATGACTTTGATGACGCTAAAAAGTTTGCTAGAATCCTGTTCAAACCAGGAGTCGCGGTTCAAGCTAGAGAGCTTACACAGCTTCAAACTATTTTACAAGATACGATCGGTAACTTTGCTGACCATATCTTTAAAGATGGTGGCAAAGTAAAGGGTGCTGCTGGCATCATTCAGGCTTATGATTACATCAAGATTAATGATGTTGATGCATCATCTGCCACTGTTTCAAATGATACTTTAGAAGATTATATCGGTGATGTTGTAACAGGTGGAACATCTGGTCTGAAAGCTGAAATTGTAAAAGCTGCTACTGGTCTTGACACGGATGCTGTCGATAAGAAAACCTTTTATCTTAAATACACACAGGGTAGTAACACAGGGTCTTACTTGCACTTTGAGGCTGGCGAAACACTTACTGTAACCTCTACAGTTTCAGATCGCAACGGCGATACATTTGTAGTTGATAACGGCACAGACTCAAATGATGCTACACGCAACTACTACGGTAAGGGTTTGTATTTTACCATTGAAGATGGTATTATCTATGTAAATGGATTATTTGTATATCATACAAAACAAGATATAATCCTTGAAAAATATAAAGTTTCAGCCAATACATATGTTGGCGTCAAGTTTACTGATTCCAATGTAACATCTGATGATGATTCAACACTAAACGATCCTGCAACAGGAACATTTAACTTTAATGCTCCAGGAGCTGATCGTTATAAAGTTTCAACGACTATCGCCAAACTCGGTCTGACAGAAACTAATGATGACGATTTTGTTAGCCTCTATCGTATTGAAGATGGAAGAATTTCCCGTGGCGATGATGTCGGTGATTTGGATTTTTATGCAAGACTCGGTGAAGTTCTCGCTACTAGAACGAAAGAAGAAAGTGGTGATTATGTTATTAGGAACTTCAGTATTACAGCCCGTGAACATCTCGTAGCAACTGGCAATAGAGGTCTCCTGTCATCTAGCGATGGTGGTTCTGCAGACCATGTCGCTATTGGCGTCGGTCGTGGTGTTGCATATGTAAATGGACATCGTTCTGAATTGCACTCACCTACATATATCAAAACCAATAAAGCCAACTCTACACTAACTGAAGAAGGGTTTACAGTATCTACGGCTTATGGTAACTATGTTATTGTCGATGAAGTTGCAGGTAACTGGAATGTTAAGGACGGAGACCTTGTTAGATTCGGTGATACAGCTGCTAATGCTGTTACCGACAATACTCACTCTGGTCATGGTGCACCTAGCACGATTATTGGTCAAGCTCGCATCCGCCAAATCCGCTATGAAAGCGGCACAGTTAACTCATCTTCTTGTAAGTATCGCCTTTATCTCTATGATATCCGCATGACAGCTGGCACGTTTGCTGACGTAAGAACAATCTACTATGATGACCCTTCAGCAGATGGTCACGCTGACCCAGTTCTGGAAAGCTCAAAGGCTGTATTGAAAGAATCTGGTTTCAATACGATGCTTTTCCGCGCACCATTTAAAAACACAAAAACTCTAGCAACTGATACTGGTAACACATACGATAATAATTACACGTATCAAAAAGAATTTAATGTGCAGTTTGCCACAGATGGCACAGCTACGATTACTGTGACAGGCACTGAGTCTTTCCCATATTCTACAACACCTACACAATCTCAGCTTAATACAGAGTTTTATATGGCATTTCAAGCTGGTGTCACAATTTCGGGTGGCACTCAGGCTGGCACATATATTGCAGGCGAGGTGTTTAAACTTGAATCTGCAATGATTACATCTATCTCTAACACAGCTATAAACTTTGATATTGGCACATCTCTAAATTCTGCAACTGATGTGACAATGCAAGTTAAGGTCAAACAAACAGACGTAACACCTGTTGAGAAACAAGCCCGTGAATCTCGTTATGTTAAAATTGACACAGCTACGAATGTTGGTGGTTCTACTGGTCCATACATTCTTGGATTTCCAGATGTTTACAAAATTGAAGCAATTTATGTTGATGGCACTACCTATCAGTCATCAGGGACTGATTACAAAGATCAATTTGTTCTAGAATATGGTCAAAGTGATAACTATTATGGTCATTCAAGATTGATTGTAAAACCAGGAGCTACTGTTGATCTTTCTTCTAAGAAAATCACTGTAAAACTGTCATACTTTCATCCTAACTATGGTGGCACAGTTGGAACATACTTTGCTGTAGATTCTTATCCTGTAGATGATACAGGTTCTTCGGGTATCTACACATACCAAATCCCTCGCTATGTTTCTCCGAATTATGGCATTTTCGATCTTAGAAACTGCATAGACTTCCGTCCATATGTTGTTTCTACCTCTACTGACTCAACTACGTTGAGTGGTGCTAGTGAAAACCCATTAGAATCTTTTGAACCAAGCACAGTATCGGGTGGATTTGAATTCCCAATTCCAATTGAATCGTTCACAACCGATGCAGAATATTACATACCGCGTATTGATAAGGTTGCTATCAATGAAAGAGGTAAAGTAATTGTCATTGAGGGTGCGCCAGACTTAGACCCTACTCCTCCGCAAATTCCTGAAAATACTATGGAATTGGCAGAATTGTTTATGCCAGCTTACCCAACCATTTCACCTTTCCTCGGGGCTGAAAATGATCGTAAAGATATGGCGATTCGAATTGGTATTCGTCAAAATAAACGATACACGATGGCTGATGTTGGCAATATTGATAAGCGTATTAATAGGCTCGAATATTACACAGCATTAACATTACTTGAACAGGAAACCGAGAATCTGACGATTGTAGATAGTTCTGGTAATAATAGATTTAAAAATGGTATCTTTATCAATCCATTCTCTGATCACAAGTTGAGCAATATTTTAGATCCTGATTTTGCTGCATCAATTCATTCTAAGAAAAAATTCTGCACTACAAATTTTGTCAGAGAGAATATTGATGTTGTTTATGACAGTGTTAACTCAACTGGCATTACAAGAACTGGTAACTTATTGACACTACCATATTCAGCAGTTGATTATAAGGCTAATCTAAACGCTTCTAAATTTAGAAACTTGGCAGGTGAATTGACATTCTTCTTCCAAGGTGACATGGAATTGTATCCACCATCAGATAACTTCACATATATTGAAGACGGTGGTGAAACACAAGTTCCAGGCACTGCATTCGAAGAAATACAAAATAATGTTTCTACGGCATTGAATAATGCAAATCTTATCAATGATATCGATCTTACATTAGGTAATCCAGTCGAAGGTCCATTTGAAGCTGTTGACACTGGTGACAATGGGTTCGGTTGGTGGAATTCAACCACTTCTCAATCTATTACAACACAAGAACTTAGTCAACAAACCTCAAATGTTACGTTCGATGGTTCATTAAATCAACCTGTAGAACAAAGTTTCGGAGACCAAATTATTGATGTTGGGTTTGCACCATTTATGCGTTCACAAATTGTGACGGTTTATGTTGCTCGATTAAAACCAAACACTCGTTATTACGCATTCTTTGATGGTGAAGATGTAAATGCTGACTGCCGTCCTATAGTGTTGTCTGACTTTAAATCAGTAGTTACAGCCAATCCAGATAACTTCTGGTCAGATTTTTCTGACACGACTAATGATTTTAATGATAGTCTCGTATCATCATCAACTGGTGAGATAGCATTACAATTCCGTATCCCTGCTGGTAGATTCACAATCGGTGAAAAAACCTTTAGGCTCTCTGATGATCTTAAGAACAGAAATGATTTAACGACTTCAGCAGCTGAGTCAAGATTTACAAGTTTTGGGTTGAATGCAGTTTCGACTGAAACTATCGTATCCACACAATTTGCTTCGTTTCAACCTAAAACTATCAGTGATGATCCAGAAACTGTAGGATCTTTTTCTACAACAAACCGCGTCACGACACCAGCATTTACTTTCAATTTTAACATATTAGGCTTCGGCAATCTCGGGAATTTCACTTTCGGCTCAGAGCCATTAGCCCAAACATTTATGATTACTGGTGATGATGGTCATGGTGTGTTTATACCAAAAGTTGATTTGTATTTCCGCGAGAAACACGCTACGTTAGGTGTTACAGTTGAAATTAGAGATGTTGTGAATGGATACCCAGGAGATCACTTAGTTCCATACTCTCAGAAATATTTAGAACCTAGTGATGTTAATATCTCAACAACAGCAGAAGATGGAACTGTCACCTTCAATGAAACTGCAGTCACCTTTGACTCACCAGTTTATTTGACAAGCGGCAAAGAATATTGTATTGTTTTAAAACCACAAGGCAACAACACAGGTTATACACACTGGGTTTCAGAACTTGGTAAAAATGAAGTTGGCACAACCAACCGCATTACTGCTTCAGACTTGACGAATGAAGGTGTATTATTTACATCTGTTAACAACAGGACATGGTCTGCCTTCCAAGCTGAAGATTTGAAATTCAAGCTGTATCGTTGTGATTTTACAACTGACACTGATGGCGTCGCCAAATTCACCAACTTTGATGGCGACTACTTAAAAATTAAAGACTTAGATACTGGTGTATTTGCAGCTGGCGATAAAGTTCATGGTCTTGATATTACTGTAGCAGGTGGTGGTTCAGGTCATGCCGTTAGTGATATTGTGACATTAGCTGGCTTTGGTAATGGCACAGGTGCTAAGATCAAAGTTCTTTCCGTATCATCTGGTGCTATCACCACTTTTGAAATAAATGATATGGGGTCAGGCTTCACAGCAGATGGATCTGCAGTTGCGCAGTCAGCCACGACTGGCTCGGGAACAGGTGCTACATTTAATATTACAACTAAGACTGGCACAGTTGAAAGATTCTCTTCAGAGTTTCAAGTCGCTCGTGTTAAAGTTACAAAATCTACTTTTGGTGCAAATGATGACATTTCTAATGGCACGACTGACGGTAAGATCGACCAAATTGAAAATAAAACCTTTAATACTATAAAACTTAATTTTGGTCAGATTGAATTTCCTGATACCAGTATTGCACACGAGTATGATGGAACTAAATCTAGTGGTGTTTCAAGTAAAGGCACAATAAGTCGCAAGTTAGGTCAGGCTGAGACTCAAGTAACACTTGAGGAGTATGCTGTATATTCTGAATCTAATGAGACAGCTAACTTGAGCGGTAATAAGTCATTTAATTCTGATGCGACTTTCTCAACATCGAGTAATCTTGTAAGCCCAGTTGTTGACTTATCTCGGGCGAGTTATATTGTAACGAAAAATACAGTTAACAATGACTCTACAAATGAAGATTCTAACAATGGTGGTAACTCGCTTTCTCGGTATATTTCTAAGAAAGTCCAGCTTGCTGATGGTCAAGAAGCACAAGATATCCGTGTCGTTCTTGATCAGTTGACACCAGTTGGTTCGTCTGTTAAAGTGTATGGTAAGTTCCGTGCACCAGAGGATGAAGTTTCTGATTTCCGCGAAGAACTTAATTGGATTGAACTTTCGCTCGTAGAAACTCCTAAGAATGACGGTGAAAGTAACAAACGCTTCATTGAGTATGAATACAAACTTTCTGATGCCAACCTTGACGGTAATGATATTTTCGAATATGATGTCAAGCGTGTTAATGCGACAACGATTACTGCTGGCGGTTCTGGTTATACTTCACCTCCAACGGTAACTTTCTCTGGTGGCACATCAACTAGACAGGCGAAGGGGTTTGCTGTATTGTCAGGTGGTGCAGTATCTGAAATTGTGATTACTGATCCAGGTCGCTATACTGGTTCGACAGCTCCGACGATTACAATCTCTGGTGGCGGTGGTTCAAGTGCTACAGCTACTTCGACGATTGGAACTGCAACCTTTAAAGAATTCAAAGAGTTTGCTATCAAAGTTGTATTCCTGTCTAGCAATACATCTAATGTCCCGAAAATTAGAAATTTGCGAGCTATCGCACTGCAGGCATAATAAATGAATGATTTGAAGACAGATAAATATTTGAGAGACGAATCTACTGGAGCTTTATTGAGTAGAGATCATGCAGGTCTTGCGGCATATAAAGCTAAGAAGAAACAGTCGAACCTTATTGATGAAGTTTGTAATGATATAAATAGTGTAAAACAGGACTTGGCTGATATAAAAGAAGCCTTAAAAGAAATTTTGGATAGGTAACACAAATGTCAACACTTACAACTCGTTCAGGTAAAGGTTCTCCTCTGACAAATACAGAGGTGGATACAAACTTTACCAATCTGAATACCGACAAATATCAAAGCGGCGATGATATTAGCGTTGGTGATATTACTGTCACGGGCAAATTTATCGTTGGAGTTGATGCTTCTGTTACTGCCGCTGGCACGACTCAAGGAGCTGCCACAGATCTTTCAAAGACATATAATATCGTAAACACTGCATCAGCAAACCAAGGCGTTCAGCTCCCAGATGCTGTAACTGGCACAAGGGTAACAGTTTTTAACTCGACAACTGCTACGATTAAAGTTTGGCCATACACCAACGAATCTATCAATGACTTGTCAGCTAATACTGCATTAGATCTTGGTCCAGAAAAAGGTCGTGACTTTGTTGCCGTGTCGGCTACTCAATGGCAATCAACTGATGAGGGTGATGCTGTAGTTGCTACAACTATAGATGCGACTGGTCTTGCGTCCTTAGATGGCGGTATTGATGTTGATGGCGCGTTTACTGTTGCTGATGGAACAGGTAATATTGACACATCTGGCACATTGACTGTTGATGGTCTTTCATCTCTCGATGGTGGTATTGATGTAAACGGTTCGAACTTTACTGTTTCTACAGCAGGTGCTATCGTCGGTTCAAGTATCAGTATTTCTGGCGCAACGACACTTTCAGGCGACCTTAAATATGGTGTGACAGCTTCTATTACTGCGGCTGGTTCATCGCAAGGCGATGCCGTTGCCCTTACTGAAACTGTTAATGTAGTGACGACTGCCTCCGCGAACCAAGGTGTTAAGCTGAAATCTGCTGTCGCTGGTCTCAAAACTGAAATCTATAATACAACCAATGCTGATATTAAAGTTTATCCAAATACTTCTGATACGATCGACGGTGGTTCAGCCAATGCCGCGAAAATGCTTGCAAGTGGAGCTTCAATGGTTCTAGTATGTAAGGATTCTACTAACTGGGAAGTTCAACGCCCAATAGTAGTTAAAAATTTGAATAACGTAGTAATTAATTAGGTGATTAAATGGTAGATGAAGCTGCAAAGATTGAAGCTGAAGAGACTTCGGGTGTTCCAACTGATCTACAAAGCATCAGAACATTCAGCTTTTTTGGCAACCCCGATATAGAAATGCGGCGTTATACTGGTCGTTGGATTTCGGTGCGGTTTGCAGGAAACCATCTTAATACAGCGAGTCTACAAATATCAACTATGAGTCCAGGAACAGGGTATACAGAAGTCGGGCGATTTGATAACACAGTGCGCGATGACGCTGTTGGCACACACCCTACCGATGGTGCAACGACTTTAGTGCAGAGATATCGTATTAACCAATATACAACTGGGATTGATGAATCTCAGGGATCTGGTCTAATAGCCCATCGCCCACTAAAAATTGATGATAATGGTGAATTGGTAGAGATGACTGATACTGAGATTCGAGAGATTATCTTAGATCCTATCATTAAAGAAATAGTTGACCAAGGTCAATTTACATGTGGTCAATACCGCCTCGAAGCTGCAGCTCCTAGCACAACAATTCCCGCTGGCGCGAGCGTAACTCGTCAGAATGCTGATGTTGGAACATGGACAGACAGAGGAACTATTTCTGACACTCAAGTTGACGGAACTACTGTGACAAAAACTCTTTGGCAAAAGACTTCTCCTAGAGGTTATTTAGCTCCAGGAGGAAACAGAACGCTGTTATATCTCACAGATGATGGTGAAATTACAGAGTTTACACACACTGAGTTATATACTTTTGATGCTATGCTCCGTAATCGTATTCTTGCTAACAATATTGGTAGATATGTTTTTGACACTGCTGCCCCAACTACTGGCGGAACTTGGCAGCAGATGGGCGAAACAATGACTGATCAGCGCAAACAAACAGCAACATATGCCTACGCTGGAACCTATACGGGTTCTTATTCTGGAACTTATACAGGCTATTACACTGGAACCTACACTGGTTATTACACTGGTTCATATGCTGCTGATTATGGTGGTTTCGCAGGAACATCATATTCTGGTGATTATGCTGGCGATTACACTGGCACATATGCTGGCGATTACACTGGTTCATATTCAGGAGACTACACTGGCACATATGATGGCGTAACAATTATCTCATCATCTGAAACGGTATCATCTAAAAAACTGTTCGTTCGTATCGCCTAAATATTATACATTATTTTATATTATGGAGTCTATATAATGTCTGAAGAAACCTTTCCGAAATACAAAGATCCCATTTGGCACGATAAATCCAACCGAGCCATCACATGCCGCATTCATCAAGGTGACGGGGAATATGCTACAGCACAAATTGTAGCAGCTGATGGGGAAAACGCTGATTATGATGCTGTGTTAGAAATGTATGGCGAAGAAGAAATTGATCGTCTCACAGAAAAACACGAAGAACAAAAAATCAAAAATCAACAGATCGAAGCCGAAAGAGCTGCAGCTCATATGGCCAGAAAAAGGCAAGAAGTTTTATTTAATATGAAACTTGAGGCATTCGAAGTAGAAGAAATCAAAAACTCTACTAATAGAGATCTTAAGAAGCGTCTTCGCAAAGCTAAATCTGTCATCGAAGTTCAAGCATTTGCTACATTATTGATTCAAGACGCCCTCAATAATGCAGAGTAATGGCTATCTATTAGTCGCCTCTGTAAATAAAGCATACTACGACGCAGCACTTAGGTGTGCTGAATCCCTCTTAGACTTTTATCCAGAAGCGAAAATCACCTTATTCACCCACGAAGAATGGGTTTGTGATTATGCGCGCGAATTATTTGAGAACATAATAACTGATGATGTTCCGAATCATATCAGAGCTAAACTCTGGGCATTATCAAAGTCGCCCTATGACGTGACTTTATATCTCGATTGCGACACAGTGATACAACACGAAGACATTTCAGAAGTTTTTGATTTCTTAGGTGAGAACGATATTCTATTTACCAGAAACCGTCCTTATAATGCTAAGATTACAAAACTCTCTGAAACTGAAGAAATGATTTATCATTGTGGTTTGTTTCTCTACAACACTACTACAACCAAACAACTCATGGATAGTTGGTATGAGTGGTATCTAGAGCAGCGAACACCTTCTTGGGATCCGACTCCATACCCTGAGAAGGTTCGCCCATGGGATACATTTACTATGTGGAATCTCTTGACTAATGGTAACTTTGACGTTAAAGTAGGAGAGTTCCCAGCACCTGATGCAAGGTGGAACTTTGTGAACGGATATAAAGAAGATGAATTGCAGGGAACTGACGCAGTAGTTTATCACTATACATTTCCTAAAGGCGAGAGAGAAAACGGTGAGATTTATAGATCTAAATGATGAGATACTTGAGATATTGAATCGACACAGCGATTGGTTCTTTGGCCAAGATTTATCGGAACTTCATATTGATCAGAAAGGTCAATCTGATATAGAACATGCCCAGTCATACGAATACCTAAAAGAAATGATAGCGAAACCTATGGGCAAAAAAGAAGGTGAGCATGCTGGTCCACCAGAAGTAATCCGTAACTCTCACTTTGGTCCAGGAAGCAGAAATCCGCAAAAATATAAAAATGAATCGATACGCTTCAATGATGAGTTAGTGAAGTTCTTGGGAGCGAGGCAAAGTGCCGTGCATGTATATTACCCAAAAGATGGATACATGGGCTGGCATAACAATTGGGATGTTCCAGGATATAATATTCTTTTCAATTACAACACAGGCGACGGCTGGTTCCAGCACTGGGACGGCGAAATTATACACACATTGCCAGACTGGAAGGGGTGGTCAGCGAAGGTGGGATATTACGGTGGGCAGGATGAACCCTTCTGGCATTGCGCTGGCGGTGGTCCAAGAATCACTTTAGGGTTTGTGATCCCTGATGAGGGAATGTGGGAAATGATGGTAGAGGATATTACTTAGAACCGATTACCATATATCGATCATACTTCTTTTGACCATCCCACGAGTAATAAGTTTGCTCAACTTTACCTTCATAAAATGTTTCATCTAAACCGATCTGCTCTTTCAGATCTTCAACTGAATTTACACAGTTGATGCCATACATCTCTTCAATCACATTACTATTTTGACAAGCAAACAATGCCATCGGATTGTTAGTTTCTAACCCAGCAAGCGGATACATTTGCTCAGTGTTGATAGCGATTACAACGTCAGCATCTATTTTATTTAATTCCTCAAATGCAAATGGGATGTCAAGACAATGATGCTTCATCTTGATAAACTTTTCTTGTGAATAGTATTTGTGAAAAAGTTTAGAGAGATCTAGTGACTCTTTATCAAGATCGACTAAATGTAATTCTCCAATATCTAAGTTCTCAGATAATAGAGGAACGAGTGGAATGCCGAGCCATGAATTCAATATCAAGACTTTTAGTTTTTCTTGACGAGCGCAATTGTCTACGTGATTGATAAGTTCTTCTACTAGCCAAGTGGCAGCTTCTACATGATTTTTATCAAAACACTGCCGCAGATCGGCGAGTTTGTGGGTTGCTTTACTCTCAATAAAATGTAGAGCCTCGCCCCAGAATTTGTAATTATTTAAAAAATTAGATTTTAACATCTTCACTTTTACCCATAGAGTCAAATAAACATACATACGGAAGCTGGCGATATACGTGCTTCTCAGTGTCTTGTGGATAGATATAGCCTTGATTGAAACTATAAACCCACCCCAGAGGAAATATCTTCATCGGGATCACGTGCTTATCACATAAGAAGTTATCAATACCTCGATAGTGCCACATAATCTGCTTCTTATATTTAGTAAAGTATTCCCAGAGCTCTGCTCCGTCAAAGTTATCATTCCAACGTAAGACACTAGAATTGATATCGCTAAACTTATGTGGAACGTGTTTTGTTTCCTCGCGCATGCGCTCTAGGTCATGCCACCAAGTTTTCACAATACCCAAACATATTCCTGGATCGAAATCCTCGAATGCAGTAATATCGTGTTGAATCAAGATATCAAGGTCAAAGAAAAGTTTTTCTCCTGTCTGTTCAACAAGAGGCGAGAACAAATACATTTTGTTCCACCATTTTTCTAAATCGTTGTTTTCAGGTATGAGTATGGGCTCAACGAAGTCAACTAATCCATCGGGGTCGTCAGTGATGCAATACATCTTACGATCTGCTTCTGGAAAGTCAGCTGCAATGTCATATGCAATCTTATTGACATAATCAGAGCTATACTTATCGCCCCATTTTACTGTGTAAATATTCATAGATACAACCAATCTAATCCAAACTGTTTTACTTTAATGTAACCCAAATCAAACAGTATTTCTTCTCCATTACCTCGTTCTAGGGCAACGGCGGGGTGATGTTTCTTGAGAGTATGTAACATGCCATTCAATGCATGTGGTTCATGACCTTCTATATCTAGGTGAATCAGGTCTGGTTCTAACCCATAGTCATCTAGTCGAACCTGTTTAATGTCACCGTCATTAATTACACGAGTTGCTCCCGAGTTGATAGGATCTATCTTCAAACCTATCGTTCTTTCTCTCTCACCTAAAGCAGCCTCAAACATAGATACATTATCTTCTGTGATGTTGGTTTGTAGGCATAAGTAATTGTTCGGCTCTGGTTCGAAGGTGATTACATGTTGTGCATATTTTGCATATTGTGCTGTGTATAATCCACAGTTACCACCTGCTTGAACAACTGTAAACACTCTACCAATCTCATTAAGTATATCTTCGGGTATAGTTGGGTGATCAATCGTTAAGTGTTTCCAGCAATGATAATCAGCTGTTGGCCAGAGCCATTCTCTGCCCCCAAATACTCTTATCTCATTCATCGCCAATGCTCTAATAATTTTGGGTCAGCAAGTTCATCTTGTTTAGTTTTTCCGCGAGAGCCATCCTCGAACGGTAGGAGGTCAACATTGAACACACAAAGGATACAGTTCTCACGATATATACCCACGTTCAAATCATCTTCTTCCCATGAGCGACCACGATTGTAGGAATACGCCATCCAGCTTGGGAAGTAATCCCACAACTCACGCCACCTCCAACTATGATAATTGTCAGTGCCATCTGTATATGTAAACCAAATCTTATCCTGATACTTTAATACATCTTCCCAGATAGGTTCGCACTGGTCATCGCTCCACACTTGACAACTGCCGTTTGTAAATGCTCCATGCGAAACTTTAAAACGCCTTGTGTTCATAGGGCGAGGATCTTGCCACCAAGAGCGCATCTTGGTAGGTTGTTCCATATTATATGTTATGATGGGAGTTAGATCGTTCTGAATTATAACATCAAGATCTAGGAATACGAACCGACCAGTAGGTTTATCGTCGGCAAAATTATGGGTGTTAAAAACGAAAGTTTTTGGGCGATCCCAACAACGAGCCATTCCGTATTTAAAATCATCCAACCCAAACCAATACTTAGGATGGATGTTCGGAATATCTGGAAAAGGGATAACCTTAATATCAGATTGAATACCATCACTATCGTCAGTGTAACAATAGAAGTGGAAATCAAAATGGTCAGGGCAGTTTCGCCTAGCCATATTGCATAATCGATTGACAAAGTGTGGTCCATACTTTGTGCCCCATTTAGCACATACGAAATTTACACGCATCTTCCACACTTCTCTTTACAAATTTTCATATGGTCTTTTTTGAGACGTTCATTATATGTTTCGAAGTCATCATTATACACTATGTCTTTCAATAAGAAAGACTTGGCGTTATTGTATTTAGGATTATATGAATAGTCTATCGGATGAAATGGATATAATCTATTTTCCAATACATCCCTAGCAATATATGAACAGGGAAAAACTTGACCCTTTGCATTTACATATATGCTATTATCGTTCCTTGCCTCACAGTCGATTATCCATTTTTCTTCTTTTTCAGTGTTACGATATTCGTAAGACTGTTCAAACTCTTTTACATTTTCTCTCGTCACATCTTTGCGTATGAAGTCAGGGATATGCAGGATATCTGTTGGCACAGTTAGGTTTTCCAAAAATGGCATAATAACTTCTGCACCCTGTTCAGCGAACCACTCTACAATCTTGTAATAATCTTTAGCTGTTTTTGGTTCACTCAATGTTCTGAGTAGGGTGACATATTCGAGTCTGTAATCCTTGAATATACGTTTGACATCTTCTAGAGTCAACTCATCCTCTTCAACAAAAATATCATTGAAGGGATTGCCTGTGTCGTTGGATTTATTGGTTAATTCTAATACGACACGAGTCGGTAACTCTTTATACATGTCATACTTACCATACCAATGATTGAGAAGGATGCTATCGTCCAATTCCTCGATTGATATGGTATCTTCACCGCCCTGCATATTTTGATTGAATAGGGCGAGTTTAGCATCATAGTTAGTTTCTTGATAGTTATAACTATAATAGTAACTATTTGGTAGGAAGTTCCAGAAGTCGCCACCAGCTGGACGCCTCCACTGGTGATAATTATCAGAACCCTTATAAAATACTTTGAAGATATCAGGATTACTCACTACATCATCATATATTTTCTTCGGTTGGTCTGCCCACCAAAGCATACAACTTGAATTGAAATATGTTCCGCGAATATCTCGGAAACGTCTTTGTTTAAGTTGATCTTCTGGTTGCCAATGTGAGTATAATATGTGAGGATTGAATGCTAGATCGTAGAAGTCATCAATACTATTCTGTATGATAATATCTAAATCAAAGTAACAAAATGGACCAGTGGTCGACAGCCACTCTTGTGCATTGAATAATAGAAACTTACTACGATCCCAGCAATAGTTTTCCTTGCCGAACCAATACTTCGGGTGAAGTGGCTCGACATCAGGTATTGGGTGAATCTCTACTTCTTCTCGTATGTTGTCTGGTTCGTCTGTGAAACAAACCATTCGGAATTGATTGACATAATTAGCATCAATCATTCCATACAAATTATTTACATAATCAGCAGAGTATTTGTCACCCCACTTTATTGTTAGAAAAGTGAGTATAGTAATCGTCCCTTAGATTAAAGCTATGTCGGTCTTGACCGTTTAGTAAGCAGATATGTGGTTCTTCTCTATATTTTCTGCCGCGTGGACTTACGTCTGTTTTGTGATTGATGCCATAAATATATGAGTAAATTTTTCCTAATGGATAGACCTCAAATTTATTCTTATGTTCGTGGAAGAGATACTTGTCATCACACCCTGCATATTTTTTGATCCATTTGTATGGGTTTTTATTGAAGTGTTTAGCGATTTCAACACCGTGAAAACCTTTCCATGCCATCACGCTAGAGTTAAAGTCGCCGCCGCCATGTTCAGCTTCAAACCCTTCAGGTTTCCAGTGTGTTTTACATATAGTTCTGAATTCACTAAATAAATCATAAATATCGGGTTTCTGTATCACAACATCCAAGTCTAGATACAGTGACTGCCCCCAGTCTTGACCCAAGATATTTACTTTTTCAAATGTTCCGAGTTCAGGGTCTGCCCAACGCAAATTAATTTCGGGATACAACCCTTCATCACGAAGTTTTTGACCCTGATCAGTATGACAAACATACTGATACTGCATATCAGTAGCAGCAGCGATGCGGTTTACATCGTCATATGTGTATTTGTCACCATAAAGTAGAGTGTGCACAGTCAACATACTTTATATATACCCTATTTTATGTGACATGTCAAGAGTTTTTTAGTTTTTATAAATAGTTGATAAATGGAGATATCGCATGGCAACGCAAACAAATATAGTTATCGATCAGGGGACAACCTTTACACTGGATATTACGATGACTAACTCTGACGGTTCTGCTAAAGATCTCGCAGATTACACTGTTACTGCTCAGATGCGTAAAAGTTATTATAGTTCCACAGCTACAGATTTTACAGTAGCTACTGATGATTCTGATGGGGAAATTACTTTATCGCTGACAGCGACGCAAACAGGTAATTTGAAGGCTGGACGCTATGTTTATGATTGTGAAGCAACAAGCTCAAGTGAAACCCTTAGAGTCATAGAGGGTATCGTAACTGTAACACCACAAGTGACTAAGGGTTAAAAATGGCGATTAAGGTAAAATCAGGTGGAAGCAAAGGTAAAGCAATTGCTTCAGCAAGAACTCAAGCTATTACAACAGTATCGACTGCATCAGCTATTAAGATCGGCAATCTGGAAGATAATGTTGGTAACATCGATACAGGTTCAGGATTACAAACAGGACAAACGATTGTATATAACACCACTACTGGTAAATGGGTCGCCACATCATTCGATGCAGAGGTTGACGAGAGAGTCGACGAAGTTATCGATACCAAAGTGTCTGAGGCGATCGCTGGCAGTGACCTCGACTTCGATGGCGGAACGTATTAAAAGAATAAGAACAAACTAGGAGAGAAAGAATGTCAACCATTCAAATCAAAAGAGGATCTACTGCTGCCGCTCCGACAACTTCGGACTTGCTAGTGGGCGAACTCGCATATGCTATGGACACATCGAATGACGGTGCTGGTTCAAAGCTCTATATCGAATCAACGAATAGCGGCGGAGCTGGTATTCACGCGATCGGTGGTAAATATTACACAGACCTTGTAGATGCTGCTACTAATGCTAATACAGCATCAGCTATCGTAAAACGTGATGGCTCGGGTAACTTTTCGGCAGGAACAATTACTGCTAACTTGACAGGCAACGTAAGTGGTTCTTCGGGATCCACTACAGGTAATGCTGCTACTGCTACTGCACTTGAAACAGCTCGCACCATTCATGGTGTTTCGTTCGACGGTTCGGCTAATATCGACTTGTCTGAGGTTATTCAAGACACAGTCGGTGCAATGTTTAGTGGTAACACCGAAACCAACGTAACAGTAACTTATCAAGATTCTGACGGCACTATCGACCTCGCAGTAGATGGTGGTGGTGACATTACATCAGTTGTCGCTGGGACTGGTCTCACAGGTGGTGCAACAAGTGGCGACGCAACTGTAAATGTTGTTGGCGGCACAGGTATTACTGCGAATGCTAATGACATTGCTATCACAAACACAGCTGTTACAGCTGGTGATTATGGTTCTGCTACTGCTGTTCCAACTTTCACAGTAAATGCTCAAGGTCAATTGACAGCAGCTGGAACTGCCTCGATTTCTACATCATTCGACATTGCTGCTGACAGTGGCACTACGAATGCTGTTGCTGGTGGTGAAACGCTGACAATTAGCGGAACATCAAACGAAGTAACTACAGCTGTTTCAGGTAATACTGTAACTGTTGGACTGCCTGATGATGTAACAATCGCTGGTAACTTGACAGTCAACGGCACAACAACTACTGTTGATACAACAAACTTGGAAGTTAGTGACCCATTGTTTGCGCTTGCAACAGGTAACGATTCAGCTGACTCAGTTGATATTGGTTTCTATGGCTTGTATGATACTACTGGTTCGCAAGACCTTTATTCAGGTTTCTTCCGCGATGCTTCAGATAGTGGTAAATGGAAACTGTTTAAAGATTCGCAAGCAGTTCCAACGACTACTGTTAACACAGGTGCTACTGGTTATGCCGTCGGCACGTTGGTTGCAAATATCGAAGGTAACGTAACTGGTAACGTAAGTGGTTCTTCAGGATCTACTACAGGTAATGCTGCTACTGCTACAGCACTCGCTACGGCAAGAACTATCAGCGGTGTATCGTTTGATGGCACAGCAAATATTACTCTTGATACAGACGATATCGGCGAAGGTTCTTCTAACCTCTACTTCACGAACTCTCGTTTTGATACACGCCTTGCTTCCTCTACAATTGACGGTGGAACATACTAATAAATAAGGGAGAGGTTATGCCTCTTTCAATATAATATGGAGAAAATTATGAATGACGATATGATTAATGTTTATATCAATTTGATGAGCCAACAGCTAAATCAATTGAATAATGAAAACTTGATGTTGAAAGCTAAATTGTCTGTTACAGAACAAACGCTAAGTCAACTTCAAGCTGCCAAAGAGGAAGAACCAGTAGATAATGGCGAACGTAATAAAGCCAAAAAGAAGTAGCACTTCTTCATCAGCCCCTACTACCAGCGATCTCGCCGATGGTGAGATCGCCGTAAACACTGCTGACCAGAAAATTTATATGCGTGCAGGCAGTAATATTGTTACTGTCGCTGATGTTTCATCTTCATCAGGTCTTTCTAATGTTGTAGAAGATACATCGCCGCAACTAGGTGGTAATCTTGATGTCAATTCAAAGAATATCAACTTTGGTGACAGTGCAAGTTCATCAGATGATAGATTGAACTTTGGTGCTGATGCAGATTTAGAAATTTATCACGATGGGACTAGTAGTTACATACATCACACAAAAGAAGTAACTTATGGTTTCCCACCTCCAACACCTACTAAACTTATTCTAAAAAGTCAGTTAACGGAGATTCATGATGCAAACGGAGATGTTGCTCTTTCTGCTACCGAGAGCTCTATCGGTGGTTTAAAACTTTATCATGCGGGGTCGGTAAGGCTTGAGACAAAGAATCAGTTAGGCTCTCGCGATATTGACCTTGATATTTCTGGCAATACAAATCTTGATGGTATATTATATGCCAATGGGGTCAGGTTAGATGACAGTCAATACCTTTATCTTGGCACTAATAATGACTTGCGGCTTTATCATGATGGGTCAAATAGTTATATCACTGATGCTGGAACTGGTAGTCTAAAAATTGGCGGCAGTGTTGAACTGGTTGACGGAGTTGATGTCACTGGCGATATAACTGTTTCTGGCACTGTTGATGGTCGTGATGTTGCTACTGATGGCACTAAACTTGATACTATAGCAACAAATGCTGACGTAACTCCTTCATGGGTTCCTTCAAGCGATCCAAGTTACATCACTGGACTTACTTTCAATAATCTTACTGGCAAAAATGCTGGCACAGGAGATTATTCTACTAATGGAGATTTAGTATCAGGCAGAGGTTCAGGTGGTGTTGCCCTTACTATCAATGATGGCTACGGCAACGCGAACGTAACCTTTAACCACCAAAATGGCACACCAGAGCAAAACGGTCAGTCTGCTCGTATCGAAGTAAATACAGATGCTACGTCAAACGAAGCAACAATGTATTTTGAGTTCTCAGCTTCAGATGTTACTGCTAACACCGCTGTTGGTTTGACAACTGGTATGACACTTGCACATGACTATGTAGAAATACCGAATAGAATACGGCATGCTGGCGACAACGATACTTATGTTCACTTCGATACTGATAGAATAAGACTATTTGCTGGTGGCACTGCAAAAATTGATACTGATATTGATTACTTGCGTAGTGATGAGTCCGACACAATGACCGGCGGGTTAACTATCGACAGCGGCACAGCGACAGGGTTAACTATCGACCACGACGACTTTGGCGCAGCTCTTAAAATCATACGAAACCACGCCTCTAACGCACCGTCTATTACGTGGGAAAATACAAGTGGTCGCATTGGTATTCTATACGCAAATGATAGCGACAATGAGCTTAAATGGCGTCCAGGGACTGGCTCAACAGACTACGGAATTTGGCACTCTGGCAACGACGGTTCAGGCTCTGGTCTTGATGCTGACTTACTCGATGGTGCTCAAGGAAGTTTGTATGCTAGGCTCGCCAGTCCGACATTCACTGGCACACCTGCTGCACCAACGGCATCAGCAGGAACAAATACTACTCAACTTGCAACAACAGCTTTTGTTACTACAGCTGTTAGCGGAGCCGCTGGCGGTATTTCTAATGTTGTAGAAGATACTACACCTCAACTGGGTGGCGATCTTGATATGAATAATAGTGGTATTACTGGAACAGGTGAAATCAATATTACAGGACAGGTGAAGTCTACTGGTAATCACGTAGCGACCTCTGGTTTGGCAAATTTCACTGCGGGAAGT